GCTGCTCTCGACGGGGGAGGATGGCCAGAGGCCCATCGACGTGCCGTCGGCACCCCGGCGCTGTAGACGACAGAGAGGCGAGTGTCCTACCGGGCTGGCTTGGCCGGTCGCTCGACGTGAGGGTCAGGGTGTTCCGGGAGGGTCAGGGTGGGTCTGTGTGGGTGACAGCCGCTGGCCCGTGAGAACACCGCCTCCTTGGCGTAGGGGGTGCGCGGCGATCATAGCCCTACCCGGCCGCCGACGGTCAACCTTGGGGTAGGCTCCCGGTCAAAGCCCCAGTCGCCCCTGACCCCGGTCATGCCGCTGGGGCCCTCGTCATCTCCGGAAGCGCCTCCGTCGGGGGTTGACGTACCGAGCCTTCTTCCGCCGCTCCCCGGAGACGACGCTGCCCCGCAGCGCGTACTCGCACCGGGGGGCAGCGTCGGTCATTCTCGCAGGCGCACATGGCTCAGAGGGGAACCTCGATGCCAGCGGCCACCAGGGCCTGGTAGAGGGCCGTCTCGGCGACCGCCTCGCTGTCGCCCATGGCCCGGACCCACTTGGGCTTCAGCGCCTTGATCCGCTCGGCGGTGACCGCCTTCATGGCCCCCTTGGCGGGGACGATGAAGACGTGGATGTCGTCCCGCTTGCTCGCGATCGTCCGGGCGCTGTCGACGTCCGGGGTGTCGCGGGCCGCGATGATCACGCCCCGGCCGGGCGGAGGTGCGAACTTGTCCGCCGCCACGTTGGTCTCGTAGGCGTTGGGACCGGCGACCCGGTACTGGGCCACCCGCTGCTCCAGCGTGCGCGGCGGGGGCTTGGGAGCGGCGATCTCCTTCAGCGTGCGGTCCAGCGCGGCGCGGGTGCCCGCGCCCGGCAGCCCGTCGGTGGCCAGGTTCTTCAGCCGCTGGAAGTTGCGCACCACGGTGCGGGTGCCCTCGCCCAGGGAGCCGTCGACCTTCAGCGCGGTGCCGCTGATCAGGCCCGCCTTGATGACCACGTTCAGGTCGCGCTGGACGGCCTTGACGTAGTCGACCTGGAAGCCCTCGTTGACCTCGGCCTGGGCCAGGTCGGCCTTGATCGCGGTCTGGGTCTCGCCGCCGGGCAGCCCGTCGACCTTCAGCCCCTTGGCCTTCTGGTAGGCCTTGACCACGTCCTGGGTGGCCGGGCCGAGGGAGCCGTCGGGCTCCAGCATCTTGGCCTCCAGCCAGCCCATGACGATGAGCCGGTTGAGGTCGCGCTGCACCTCGGTGACGTAGGCCGGGGCGAACGCGCTGGCGGGCTTCAGCGCCGCCAGGTCGCGGTCCAGACGGGCCCGCGTGGTCGGGCCGGGCAGGCCGTCGGCCACGAGGCCGCGCAGCGTCTGGTAGGCCTTCACGGCGGCCGTGGTGGCCGGGCCCAGGGAGCCGTCCTCGTCGAGCCGGGTGACCTTCAGCAGCCCGGCCGCGATGACCAGGTTGAGGTCGGCCTGGAGGGTCTTGACGTAGGCCTTGTCGAAGCCCTTGTTGAGGTTCGAGGGCACGTCCGGGAAGGTGCCCGCCTTCAGCGTGATGCCCGAGACGCCGGTCAGGTTGATGATCGTCCGGTAGTTCGAGATGTCGACGTGCAGGTGGTCCTGGTGGTTGCCCGGCCCGACGTTCCACAGCACGCGGAAGCCGCGCGCCCGCAGTTCGGTCGCCAGGCGGTCCAGGTGGGCCCGCTCGTAGTTGGAGATCGCCGCGCCGCTGGAGGGGTCCAGGCCGATGTCGATCGCCCCGGCCAGCCAGTGGTAGGAGTCGTCGTCGTGCCCGTGGTTGCCCTTGCGGCAGACGCCGTTGTAGGAGTGCGAGGGGCCGCAGTAGATGATGAAGCCGCGAGCGCGGAGTTCGCGCTCCAGCGCGAGGATGTCAGCCTTGGTCTTGGCCACGGGTTCGGTCCTTCCGGTGAGAATGGCGCGGGCCTTGTCCAGCACGTACCCGATCGGGATCGCGCCGGGGTCGACGTGGGCGTTGGGGCGGGGGACGGTCTGGTGGCCGATGACGCCGGAGTAGGTCAGCCACTCCTCGTAGCCCATGCGCTCGCCGGTGGCGTTCCAGGGGTGGAACTCCTCGGCCTGGAGCAGCAGCCCCATCTGGAGGTGCAGCCAGGCGACGAACTCGGCGACCTCGTCCCAGAACCAGTCCGGGAAGCCGGGCACGTACAGGTGGCCGACGTCGTAGGGCGCGTCCGGGTTGAGCCCGGAGGCCCAGCCGGAGGTGCCGACGAACTCGGCCTGGATCGCCCCGGCGTTGTTGATCAGCAGGCCCGAGCCGGTGGCCAGCGCGCGGGCGTAGCGGTTGAGGTCCCAGTGCTGCCTGATCTCGACGCGCTTGTTGAGGAAGTCGGCCTTGAAGGTGACGTGCGGGGCGCTCGCGCCGCCGTCGTAGTCCGGCCAGGAGCCGCCCTCGGTGGTGTGCGGGACGAACTTGATCGCGGTGTTCGACGCGGCCAGCGGGCCCCAGTGGAAGCCCGCGCCCTCGTAGTTCTGGGTCTCGAAGTCGGCCTTGGGGTAGACCAGCGGGGCGGTCACGGTGCGCTCTCCTGGTGGCTCGCGACGATGTCGGCCATCCGGGCCTCGATGTCACCGAGGGAGGCGGTGCGGTCCTCGAACTCGAACTCGACCCTGATCTGCTCCAGCAGGTCGGCCATCTCGCCGTTGAAGATTTGGATGACCGGCACGACGAAGGTGACCGCCTGCTTGCGCTGGAGGTCGTCGGTCATGAAGGTCAGCACGACCCGCGTCCCGAGCGAGGTGTGGCAGGGGATGTCCCCCTCCTCCTCGCTCTCGATCATCTCGGGCTCGTTGGCGCAGTCCTCGGGGTCGAGGCAGCGGACCATGACGTCCACGAGTTCGTGGCTCCAGACCAGCACCCGGTCGGGGTCGGTGTCCCAGGTCTCCCCGAACACCTGCTGGACGACGGACTCGATCGCGTCGTGGTAGGTGGTGATCACCAGGTCCCCTCTCGAACGGGTGGGTCCTTCCACCCCTTCGAGGGAGACCGGTCAGGTCAGGCAGGCACCGAGCGCAGGAACTTGCGGCGCGCGTGGTTCCACAGCGCCTCGCGCATCGAGGCCGTGATGGCCTCCTCGGAGTGCCCGCCGTGGTCGAGCACCTGGTCAGACCAGTGGTTGCGCTTCATCACCAGGTCCAGCACCGGCTCCTCGACGGTGTCGGCCGCCAGCAGGGAGTCGACGGTGACGCTGGGGTGCACCGAGTCGGCGCGGTGGATGCGGTCCGAGCGCTGGGAGTAGGTGGCGTAGGTCAGCGGCAGTTCGTAGTGCAGCAGCGCCGAGCCGACCCCGAGGTTGAGCCCCCGCGCCCCGGCGTCGGAGGAGAGGAAGACCTGGGCCTGCCCGGCCTTGAACGTGCGCTGGGCGGCCTGCCGGTCGGCGGTGTCCATCTGGCCGTGGTTGATCACCACGTCGAAGCCCTCGGCCCGCAGCCGGTCGTGCAGCAGCGGCAGGATCGACTGGCCGAAGAAGGTGAAGATGACCGCCTGCTGGTCCCCGGCCTCGCGGAGCCAGTTGACCATGGCGTCCTCCTTGGCCGAGCCCAGGGAGGCCAGCGTGCGCTCGCCGACGGCCCGGACGATGGTCTTGGCCATCATGCCCTGGGAGCGGGTCAGCGCCATCGGGCCGCCCGCGATCTGCCGGAGCAGGGTCAGGGCGGAGTTGACGTCGGTGTCCTCGTCGGCGTCCAGCGCGGCGATGACGTCCTCGTAGAACTCGCGCTGCTTGGGGGTGAGCGCGATGAACTGAGAAGGGTTCTCAACCTTGGCCGGGAACCAGCCGATGACGTCGGGGTCGGTCTTGCGCTTGCGCAGGGTGATCGCCGAGTAGAGTTCGGACAGCGGCACCACGCCGGGCTCGCAGTCCTCCGGGGTGAGGTTCTTCCAGGCGACGATCTTGTCGTAGTCGTTGCGCTCGCCGACGTAGGCCGCCTCGAAGTCGGCCACCGTCGGGCTCATCTGGGGCACCAGGATGCGGTTGACGTTGTAGTGGTCCTCGGGGCTGGACTCGATCTTGGTGCCGGTCAGCCCGACCACCAGCGCGGTCGACTTGCGACGCTTGCGCAGCCAGCGGTTCACCAGGTAGTTCCAGGCCAGGTGGGTCCGGGAGGTGCGGCCCTTCAACTTGGTGACCTCGTCGAAGATCACCAGCACCCGCTTGTCCTTCAGCGCCTCGGCCAGCGGGCCGGGCCCGGTGATGGCGTGGCCCTGGTTCTTCCGGGCGTGCTTGAAGACGGCGATGTCGTTGCGGCCGGTCTCGTAGGTCATCACCAGCACCTGGGGCAGCGACTCCCTGATCTTGGCCCGCTTCTCCTTGGTCCCGGCGTAGCGGACCACGTCCAGGGCGGTCCAGGCCGGGAAGTCGTCCTCGGCCCAGTCGCGGACCTTGTTGGACTCGGCCACCACCAGGACGTGGTCGATGAGGTCGTCCTCGAAGAGCAGCCCGGCCAGCGCCATCGAGATCACGCTCTTGCCCAGGCCCATGTCGTACTGGACGTCGGCCGCCTTCCAGTCGCCCTCCAGCAGGAAGTAGGACTTGACGATCCCCTCCTCCTGGAAGGGGATCAGCGACTTGCCAGGAGGAGGGGAGAAGAGGGGTTCGGGTTCGGTCATGCGACGAAGGCCGTCTGGGCCGCGATCTCCACCTGGACGTCGAAGCCGCCGTCACCGGGGTGCTCGATGTCGCGGACCGAGCGGACCTCACCCTCGAACTTCAGCAGCAGCGGACTGGTGGGCCGGGCCAGGTAGCAGACGTCCGGGAAGGAGCCCTCGACCTGCACGCCGGAGCCGCACGGGATGACCCGAGCGGGCACCTCGAAGGGGCCCCACTTCAGGGTCCAGCCGGTGGGCCGGTGCACCAGGTCCTCCAGGAGGCGGGCAGCGAAGACCGCCTGGCTGACCGACTGCTCTAGGGTCATTGGGTCTCACCGCCTCTGCTCTCTCAGGTAATGCCTGAGCACCATCCTCGCAGAGCGCCTAGTTCTATGTCCACCTCAGACAGGTGTGAGACCTTGCAGAAACCTTGCGCCCTCAGCCCCGCCATCCCTGCATCACTGCTAACCTGACACCAGTCGTGCTCAGCACGGCGAGTCCTACGTCGCGGTTTGAGCCACAGGCTCACTACTCGGCGTAGATGCCCCGCCTGGCCCTCGCGGACCAGTGCACAGCGCCCCACCTGGACGTCGCCGGGTGGGGCGCTTTTGTTACTGCCCCTCGACGCGCCGGTAGCGATGGTCGATGACCCACTTGGTCACGAGGACCGGCACCAGCACGCCCCACGGCTGGGCCAGCAGTGCGAGGTTGGCCTCGATCAGGAACCAGCGCCAGTAGTCCGCCTCCCAGAAGCCGTCGGCCGTCAGCCCCATGTCCGCCTGCTTGGGCACCCACAGCAGGTAGTAGCCGACCACCGCGCCGATGCAGAGGTGGGCGACCAGCACGCTGAGGAGCAGCGCAAGGGGGTGGTCGACCCACCACTTGCCGGTGGGCTCGTGCCTGCGGTTCCTGGACATCAAGCGGGCTCCTCCTCGCCGGTGGTGTTCAGTCGGGCCTGGCGGCCCTCGTGCGCGCTGATCGCGGTCTTGAAGTTGGCGTAGATCGACATGAGCGCCACCCAGAGGATGGACTCCTTCCACCACAGCAAGGTCGGCAGCGCGAGCACCACCCACATGATGGCCTCCCACAGGTGGTGGTGGTTGTGCCAGGCCTTGCGCACGCGGTCTCCTTACTCGCTCGCGCTGGGCGGCAGCACGACCACGCCGTCGACCAGGATGTTGGGGGCGGCGCTGAACTGGTTGGCGACGTCGCGCTGGTACCACCAGCCCGGCACAGGGTCGTGGCTCTGCTGCCACATCGGGTCGTCGGCGGTGTCGGAGTAGTCGTCCAGCACCGAGCGGTTGGGGCCCACGAAGTCGTCGGCCGAGCGGCCCATCGAGCCGATGAGACCGCCGTACCAGGGGCGCACGGTGAGCGCGGAGACCTCGGCGTCCATGTGGTGCACCAGGGCCCTCCAGACCAGTTCCTTGCCCGGCTCGGGGAAGGTGAGCACGGCCTCGGGGTTGTTCCGCACGCTCATGCCGTCGTACCAGGTGGCCCCGCCGTCGACGCTGAACTGCCAGACCACCGGCTGGTCGAAGAGGCTCAGCCGCTCGACCAGGATGCGGTCGCGCGAGGTGCCCAACTGCCGGAGCCGGACGAAGACCGGGCCGTCGATCGGGTTGGACTCCAGGTCGCCGTAGGTGCCCGGCTCGTGGATGTTGTCCCCGCCGGTGACGGCTCCCTCCTCCAACTCGCCGTAGGTGTGGGCCTCCAGGTCGCCGTAGGTCAGCCGGGTGTTGGCCGAGCCGACCTCGTAGCCGACCTGGAGCACGGCCTCCTCGCCGACGGTGAGCGTGCGCTCCTCGGCGGCCAGCACGGTGCCGGTGTGCAGGGAGACGATCTCCAGCCGGACCGGCCCGCCGGTGACGGTCTGCGGGGTGAGGCGCGCGGCCGCGTAGATGCGCCCGGACGAGGAGGCGAAGACCGCCCCCGAGGCGATCCCGCCGCCACCGCCGGTCTCGGCCATGACGCCACGGGTGAGCAGCACGCCCTGGCCCTCCAGCCGGGTCAGCGAGGCGTCGCCGTAGGCGGACCAGTTCGCCCCCAGGTCGGGGTTGACGAAGCCGTCGTCGGGCAGCAGCGCGATGGCGTCGGACTGCACCGAGGCGAACTGCACGCCGCGCACGTTGCGGGTGCTCGGGAGCACCTTGGAGGTGACGCTGGCTGCGTTGGAGAAGGCGCTGATCCCCTGGTCGGTGAACTCCATGCCGCTGAGGTCGGCGATGTGCAGGTCGTCGGCGAAGGTCTCCTCGTAGACCTCGGTGTCGTCGTCGGTGAGGTAGTCCACCCGGAACGGCCGCAGGTGCTTGATGCCGACGAAGAAGCCGACCTTGGTGTCGTGGTCGACCCGGACGATCTCGTACTCGTGCGGCTGGGCGTTGGCCCAGCGCGGCGCGCTCGCGGCGATGTGCCAGGGGGCGAACGACCAGACCCAGCCGAGGTCGGCCAGGGTCTTGGCGGTGACCGGGTCCTTGGCCACGTAGGCCTCGGTCCGCGACTGCTGCCGGGCCACGTTCTGGGACACCTCGCGCAGCCGGTTCACCGCCGAGGCGTAGTTGCCGACGGTGATCATGTCCATCATCGTCTGCACGCCGGGAGCCTGGCTGGTGTAGTCGTACTGCTGGCCGTCGAAGGCGAGCCCGGCGCGGTAGGTGGTGTCCCCGGCGTCGGGGGCGATGAGCCGCTGGTACTGCTCGACCAGGCCGGTCGGGAAGAGCCGAACCGCCCGGCGGATCGGCACCAGGTTCTCGAAGTGCATGTGCACCAGGTTGGTGAACTCGAACTTGAAGTGCTTGGCCCGCACCGGCGGGAACCGCACGAAGCCCTGGCGCAGGGTGTAGTCGCGCGGGATCGGGGTCCAGATGGCGTCCTCGTAGCGGTCGCCCGGCCCGCCCACGGCGGCCGCCAGGTTGGTCCCCTCCCAGAACGAGGGGTGGATGCGCAGCAGCGCGTTGCGGGTCAGGTCCAGGGTGGAGGCCCGCGCCTTCAGGTAGAAGAGGCTGGGGTCCTCCATGAAGCCCTCGACGTAGCCCCGGCCGGGCATGTCGTCGGCCTTGACCATGAGCCCGCGCAGCACCAGGTCCGAGGGCTCGGCCTGGACCACCAGGTTGCCGGTGCCGCTCTCCCAGGCGTTGGTCGCGGTGTTCCAGGAGTGGACCAGGTCGCCGTTGTCGGTGTCGTACCAGAGGTCGCGCTGGCGGTCGTCGAGGGTGTCGCCGTCGAAGTAGGTGCCGTCGTGCGGGCCGATCGCCATGAAGACCCGGTTGGCCCGGACTCCGGCCAGGTTGGCCGAGGCGATGTTGAGCCGGAAGGAGTCGGAGGTCGCGCTCAGGGTGTGCTCGGGGAAGACCACCCGGTTGACGCCGGGTACCAGGTCCACGGTGGTGGAGGTCTGGCTCTCCGAGCCGTAGGAGCCGCCGACCGCTCCTCGGGTGGAGATCGTCAGCGTCCGGGCGTCCGGGCTCCAGAAGTCCACCGAGCCGCCGACGGTGGTCCCCGGCGCGGCCATGACGTGCTGGGTGTAGGTGGTCAGCGCCTGGAGGAGCACGCCGTCGGGGTTGACGTCGGTGGTGGCGTTGGTCCACATCGCCGGGTCGCCCTTGGGGCGGACCGCGTGGTTGGCCCCCGCCAACTGGCCGTCGACGTAGCGCTCGGAGGCGCTGGCTCCCGGCGTGCCGGTCCAGCGGTAGGTCACGCCCGGCTCGGGGGCGCTGGCCTGCCGCCAGACCTTGCCGATCGAGTAGGAGCCCAGGTACAGGGTCTCGGGGCGGCCGCCCAGGGCGTCCGGCTGCACCTGGCGGGTGCGGATGCGGTAGTCCTCCGGCGAGCCCACGGCCAGGGTCAGGGTGGACTCGGCCACCCAGAAGCCGCCCTCCTCCGGGGTGAGGGTGCCCAGGCCGGGCTCCTCGGGCCGCCAGATGAGCGCGACGCTGAAGTCGTCGCCGATGGCCACCGAGGCCGGGATGCCCACGGTGTGCACCTCGCCGGTGGCGGTGACGATCTCGACCTCGCGGCCGCGCTGGCGCAGCGTGTTGCCGGACCAGGCGAACCAGGGGTGGGTGCCGGTCTCGGTCTCCAGCCGGACGGTGAGCCCGAGCCACCAGGGCTTGGCCGGGTCCCACTGAAGGTGGCCGTTGTCGAACTGGACGTTGCCGGGCGCGGCGGAGAAGTCGAGCCCCAGCGCCTCGCCGGTGGCCGGGTTGCGCAGCACCACGGGCTCGGCCCCGTTGACCCGCGCGACCGGGTAGGTCAGCGGGGAGTCGTCGGCCTCGAAGTCGGCGTCCGGCTCGTCGTTGGTGTAGTAGAGGTTCATCACCGGGCCCACTGTGAGCGGGTCGATGTAGAACCGGTCGATGACCTGGCCGTTGCCGTGGGCGTCCCGGACGTCGGCGTAGAAGTTCACCACGGCGTAGTTGACCGGCTGGGGCTCGGAGCGCCAGTGCAGCCCCTCGGCCTCGCCGACGACACCCTGCGGGGAGTAGGTCTTCAGCCGGTAGGACAGTCGCGAGCCGAGCAGGTCGGCGCTGGTGGCGAAGTCGGTCAGCGAGGCCCGGTAGGCGTCCGGGATGTCTCCCTCGCCGTAGACCCGGTAGCCGACCTGGAGTTCCTTGACCGCCAGCGAGTAGGCGACCAGGTTGCCCGCCGCGTCGGTGGGGAACGCGCTGCGCATCCCCTCGGTGTTGTAGTAGCCCGGCCGGGTCAGGATGAGCCGGATGGCGCGGGTGTAGACCGGGGTGACCCGCCAGGTGACCGGCACCCAGTGCTTGGAGCCGGAGTGCTGCGGGTGGGTGGCTCCGAGCACCTTGCCGCGCGCCGAGGTGATCCGCACCGGGTAGGAGTCGACGATGGTGTGGGAGACCGGCTCGCCCTCCCAGAGGGCGCGCTGGGCGGCGATCGAGTAGGCCGGGTCCAGCGGGATGATCTCGCCGGTCTGGGCACGCAGCGGCTTCCAGTTGGACACCTCGGCGTCCCAGTACTCGGCCCGGACCGTGTGCGGGAAGCGGGACACCGCGAAGGCGAGGTGGTTGACCAGCCGGTAGCCGGAGAACTCGACCTGGAGCACTTCACGCGCGTCGCTGGTCGGCCACACCTCCTGGCTGGCCCAGAACATGTCCCCGGCGTTGCGGGTGTCCTCGCGGCCGTTGCGGATGACCTCCTTCAGGTAGGTCCCCACGGGCAGCCCGTCGACGTAGAGGTCAGACACTGATGGGTGCCCCTTCCTGGCTGCTGATCGTGTAGTTCCGCTGGGCCCCACCGGTGGGCGAGACCTGCTGGGCGAGGTCGGAGTGGGTGATCACCGGGGAGGAGGTGGCGACGCTGTCGGAGACCGTCCGGCCCTTCAGGATCGTGCGGTGGTCGGCCAGCGCCTTCTCCGGCCGGTAGTCGCGAGCCCCGCCCTTGGCGTAGTTGACCCGCTGGTAGTTGACGTAGAGGCCAGGGGTGAGACCCCGGATGGCCCAGCCCTCGCCGCCGCCGACGATCCGCTGGTCGTGGCTCTCGGGGTCGGGCAGCGTCGGCCACGCGCTCTCGGCGATCTCGCGGTAGCCCTTGACGCTGACGATGTCGGAGTTGTAGGACCAGGCCTCGGACTGCTTGTTGGTCGCGGCCGGGCGCGGCAACTCGAAGGTGGGCGCGGAGGGGGTAGTCCCGCCGACCTTGTACTGCTCGCGGGTGCGCGGGGAGGGGTTGACCAGGGTCAGCACCTCCCAGTGGGTGGAGTCGGCCGCGACCCCGCGCATCTTCACCGGGGTGTGCAGCGACAGCCCCAGCGGGTCGATCGAGAGCATCGTGCCGACCGGCTTGAACCGGTCGAGCACCACGCGCAACTGGTAGGACTCCTCGGAGGAGATCGGGCGCATGGGCCGGATGGTGAAGTGGACCCGGTCGTTGACGTTGGCCCGGCCGATGGTGCCGTACTGGCCCTCGATGTCGCCGTAGGTCAGATTCTCCAGGGTGCCGTAGTTCTTGAACGCGGCCTCGACCTCGGCGTAGGTGCGCGGCCGCAGCGGGTGGGCCTCGGTCTCGATCGAGCCCGACTCGTCCAGCGCCAGGTAGGACTCGTAGAGCCGGACCTCCACGCCGAGCAGGGCGGAGGCCACGCCGATGAGCCCGGCCGGGGTGCCGCCGAGCCCGATGGCCCGCGAGAAGGCCTCGATCCGGGCTCGGTAGGAGGCGTCGCGCGCCTCGATCTCGTCCCACTGGGCCGGGGTGTTGGCGGTGTAGTAGAGCGCCGGGTCGGTGCGCTCCCAGGACATCCGCTTCAGCCCGAGCACGTCGCCGTAGAAGGCGTCCAGGTCGGCGTAGCGCATGGTGGCCAGCACGCTCTGGGAGTGCGCGTAGGCGTAGACCTTGGAGAGGTAGCCGACCCCGGACTCGCCCATGATCGCCTTGACGAACCGGCTCAGGTGCGACTGCGGGCTCAGGTCGTAGACGCCCTCGAAGAAGTGCCGCATCCGCACGTCGGTCGCCGGGGTCAGCGAGATCGGGTCGGTGACCCGCCGCAGCCGCGACGACACCAGGGTGCCGCCGGGAGCCTGGAGGTTCAGGAGGTTGGAAGCCGAGATCGCCACGAGATCACCCCAGGTCGTAGATCGTGTTCTGGGCGCGCGGGACGATCCGCACGTCGTGGAGCACCGGGACCTGGTCGTCGCGCAGCAGCACGTCGACCGGGCGGCCGGAGACGGCCCAGTTCTTCACCAGCACCCCGGTCGCGGTGACCTCCTGGATGCCGTAGTTGGTCGGGTCGTCGCCGGAATGCAGCAGCCGGGCGTTGTCGACGCCGGGCACGCTGGCGACCGCGTGCAGCAGGTCGGAGAGTTGAACCTGGGAGGCGAAGCCCCGGACCTCCAGGTGACGGCTGAGCGCCTGGAAGATCGCCTGGTTGGTCAGCGGCACGTTGACGCCCCGGACGTACATCACGGCCAGGTGGATCATCAGCCGGGCGGGCTTGGCCGCGTGCGCACGGGCGTCGGAGCCGACCAGCCGCCAGCGCCGGATGCGCGACTCGACGTCGCGGGGCACCCGGTTGTAGAAGTAGGTCAGGCCGATCTGGGTGCCGGGTGCGGGCTGCTTGACCCACTCGATGCCGAAGCGCGAGGAGGGGCCCCACCCGAAGGCGGTGTTCTCGTGGACGATGAAGAAGTCGACGCCCTCGCGGAACTCCTGGCCCCCGGCGAAGATGACGTCGGGCACCGAGTGGATCGGGCCGTAGGACAACTGGCTGAAGGCGTTGCCCAGCGCCGGGTTGTGGTTGGGGGTGTTCAGCCGCAGGTAGTTGGTCCGCAGCATCGGGTCCTGGGCGGTGTCGTTGAAGGTCTTGGCCCCGGTGAAGGTGAAGGCCTCCCCGGCCTCGACGATGTCCTCGCCGTTGACCCAGACGTCGATCCGGTTGGAGATGCCCGCACCGGGGTCGTTGCGGCTGGCGCTGGAGGTGTACTCGAACTCCAGGTCGTAGATCGCGCCGACCTCCAGGGAGATCGAGTTGATCTTGGGCGGCATCGTGGTCAGGTCGACCGAGTAGTGCACGTCGGGGGACAGAATCTCCCCGCCCTGGATGTCCGGGCCGAGCACGAAGGAGTCGTCGAAGACGTACTTGACGTTGGCGGCCGGGATGGTCGAGGTGGCGGTGCCGTCGGCCTCGATCTGGACCTGCTCGCGCCACCTACTTGTAACTCCGAGCACGTTGGCCTGGGTCGGGGTCGCCCCGGAGGCAGCCGTCGCGGGGTCGGCCTCCAGGGCCACGCCCAGGTACATGTCCTCGGTGCCCGCGATGGAGCGGAAGACGGTGCGCTTGAACCGCGCGATCAGCGCCTCGTCGGTCTCCTCGTTGGACCCACCGGAGGTGGCGTAGGTGTTGACGGTGCTGCTGGACAGCGACTCGATCCCGTTGAGCAGGATCGTGATCGTGTTGGCGGCCACGTTACCAGCCGCGCCGCCCACGACCGCGACGATCGGAATCTCCACGCTGGAGGTGCCCTTGGCCAGGTAGGCCGGGGCGACGGTGGCGAAGACCACCGGGGTGGTCGGGTCGGCGGTGGAGACCTGGGTGCCCGCCGGGATGTAGATGCTCTGCGGGGCCGGGGCCGGGCGGAAGAGGGTCACCACGCCGTTGGCCCGACGGGCGGCCAGCCGGGAGAAGCCGAACATCGCCACGAAGTCGTCGAGGTCGGCCCCGTGCTTGGAGTCGATGTCGAAGCGGTAGGACAGCAGGTCCTGGGTGGCACCCTGCTCGGCCAACTGCTCGGCCACCATGTCGATGATCTTGCGGGGCGTGGTGCCGACCGAGGTGTCCAGGTCGGGGTCGGAGACCGCGAGGACCTGGATCATCCGGGCTGCGTAGGGGGCTGCGTCAGCCATCAGGCCTCCACCTCGATGGAACTCGTGAACTCTTCACCGGAGACGGTGACGATCGTGATCGTGACCCGCGCCTGGTCCTTCTGGTACGCGACCTCGACGTCGGAGACGTGCGAGACCAGGTCGGAGGTGGTGTAGCGCCGGGTGTCGTCGCGCAGGGCGTCGCGGGCGGCCTTCTCGGCCTGGACGGCCATGTAGTTGCCGATGACCCGGTTGACCTCCTGCTCCAGGTCGAAGGCGGTCGCCTGGTCCAGGGGCATCCCGACGAAGTCGTCGACCCGTGAGCCCCAGCCGGGGTGGAAGCGGTCCACCCCCAGGGGCTCGGAGAGAGCCACCCGCAGGTCCTGCATGATGCGCTCGGGGCCGGTCAGGGTCTCGAACCCGCCGGGGCCCAGCACCAGGTCGCCTCCGCTCAGGCGCAGCGTCTTCATAGCCCTCCTTCCTCCACCTCTTCACCTGCTCCTGGACCGGGTCGGGCAGGCTGTGGGGTCTCAGGAGGGGTCGATGGCGGCCTGGCGCTGCACCTCTGCCAGCAGTTGGGCCTCGGCGTCGGCCGCGCGACGCTCGGCCTCCTCGGCTCGCAGTTCGGCCACCACGGTGGCGGCGACCTGCTCGGCCACCCGGTAGGAGAACTTGCGGATCAGGGCGTCGGCGTCGATGCTCAGGGGCTGCTCATGGGGCTGCTGGCTCATGCTGGTGATCCTCCCATGTCAGGCGGCCTCGTAGGAACCGCTGATGTAGATGCGGGCGTTGGCGGGCGGCACCAGGATGGCCGTGGTGTCCGGGGAGCCCAGCCGCTCGCCGTTGAAGTAGATGCGGTCGATCCGGTTGGTCTCGATCTTGGCTGTGCCGGACAACTCGCCGCCGCCGACCATGTGCGCGGTCAGGACCTGGGTCGCCCAGACCGCCGGGTTCACGTCGGCCTGGGGCCGGACCGGCAGCGAGATCGACCAGGACCCGGTGCCGGGGTTGTAGGAGGCTCCGATGACGATGTCGATCTGGATGAAGACGATCTTGCCGACCCTCATGTAGCGACCCCGCCGGGTGATCGACCCGGAGGGGTTGACCGCGTTGGTCCCGTCGGAGGTGAGGGTCGGGGTGTAGGTCTTCCACACCCCCAGGACGTTCTCCTCGTCCTGGATGCCGGTGGTCGGGTTGTCGGTGTAGACCCACAACCCCGAGAGGGCGTTCAACCCGAGGCCGCCGTCGATCATGACATGAGGCCTGGTGAGGGGGCTCTCGTTGCCGGAGGCGCTGCCGGTGCCGGAGAGCCTGATCTTGCTCGCGCCCATGGCGATCTCGCTGATGTTCGACTGGCTCTGGTGGCCCAGGCGCATCCAGGCCCGCGAGAGGGGGTAGAGAGTATTGTCCTCCGCGAGCGTGGAGGGGCTATACAACTGAAGGTCGTAGGTCGAGAGTTGCCCTGACCGCTGGACGAAGAGCCGTCCGGGGGTGGCGACGTCCGGGTGCGAGAAGTCGATCGTCGCGCCGGTGTACCAGAAGTCCGAGCGGGGCTTGATGGCGATCTTCATCCCACCCGCCTGGGTGGTCTCGAACAAGCCGGTCATCGCGAGGTTGCCGCCGGTGGCGTCGAAGATCGCGGCGTTGTTGGCGTCGTAAATCTTCAGCCCCGCGTTGGTCAGTTCGGCTCGCGCGCCGGTGACGGCGGTCTTGATCGTGCCCGAGACGGTGACGTCGGCCGACAGGAAGCCGGAGACCAACTTGCCCACGCTCAGCGAGCGCAGGATCGAGTCGCCGTAGTTGACCGGCTTCCAGCCGTTGGTCTCCCAGACCCACTCGGCGTAGACCTCACCGGTGGTGCCGTTGCGGTTGATGAACCGGTCACCGTTCTTCCGGGCCGGGGTGTTGCTCGGGGTCGCGCCGGGTCCGGGGGCCGCGACGTCGGCGTAGTAGATCGAGTTCTTGCCGTCGGCGGTGGTCTGGGCAGTGGCGGCCGAGCGCTGGGCCGCGAGAGCGGCCAGCACCGCGTTGGGGTCGACCTCGACCACCGTGGGGTGGAGGACGTCGACGTAGCGGGGGTTCGCAGCGTCGTTGGAGTAGTTCAGGATGCGGATGCGGGCCTTGGCCGCGTTCGGCCCCAAGATCGCGTTGGAGACCACGGAGGGGGAGCCCAGGTCCTTCATCAGCGCCGGGTCGGTGCCGTGCGGCATCAGGTAGGCGGTGTAGCGCCGCCACTGGCCGACGAAGGCCGAGGCCTGTGCAGCGCTGTACGAGGAGAAGTAGTGGTTGGCGGTGGCCGCTCCGGCCACGCCGGTGGCGCGGGGCACCGGAATGACCGGGCAGTTATTGGCTGACCCGCCGGAGTCCCAGGTGGTGAGCCCGAAGTAGAACTGGGTCCCCGAGGGTGCGACCTTCTCGTCCCAGATGTCGACGGTGATCATGTAGGCCTTGGTGGGGTCGACGTCCCAGCCGTCGGCGAAGACCCCGGCGGAGTGCGTCTGGGCGGTAGCCACGTTGTTGGAGATGCGCAGCGCCCGCGCTGGGGTGGTCCCCACCGTGACGTCTGCCACGCTCAGCGTCTGCCCGGCGATCGAGGAGGTCCACCGGCCCACCACTCCGGTCCGCGAGGGGTTGTCGATCAGGTTGACCGCCCGGTTCAGGTCGCCCGCCACCACGTCGATGGCCGAGTCCTTCAACTCGACCCAGTTTGAGCCGTCGTAGCGGTGCAGTCGCTTGTCGGTCGTCCTGATCCACAGGTCGCCGGTGCGGAAGGCGGTCTCCGGCGCGGCGATGTCTCCCACCACCGGCTGGGTGGCCTTGTAGTAGGTCGTGACCTTGGTACGCACCGTGCTCAGCGCCTGGGTGGCCACCGGGTCGGTGATCGTCTTCCAGGGCAGCGCCCCGGTCCAGACCTTGTAGAGCGGAGCGTCGGGGTTGGTCGAGTCGATCCAGATGTCGCCGGTCTGCGCGGTGCCCCAGGCCGGGCTCGCGCCCGCCGAGGGGTCGGCGGTCTGGTAGTAGACCACGGCCTTGGCGTCGACCTTGCCGTCCAGGGCGGTCAGGGTGCCCTGGTAGTTCCCGATGACGTTGGCGGCGTTGACCAGCCGGGAGTCGGTGATGTCGACCCAGGAGGCACCGTCGTAGCGCCGCAGGCTCTTGTCGGTGGTGTGCACCCACAGGTCGCCGGTGACGAAGGCCCCGCCGACCGGGGTGACCCCGGAGGGGGCCGTGGTGCCGGTGGCGTAGTAGGTGGTGACCTTCTTGTCGATCTTGCCCAGGATGCCGACCGTAGCCGCGTCGGTGACGTCGACCCAGGCGGAGCCGGTCCAGGACTGGTAGGTATTCGGCGTGCCGGGCTTGATCCACAGATCGCCCACGTCGCTCGCAGTGAGCGTCGGCGCGGCCGCCTGATACCAGATCGTGGCCTTGCCGTCGGCGATTGCCCGAGCGGCAGCGGCATCCGAGACCGAGATGCTGGCGAAGGAGACCTGGGAGTCGGTGGCCGTGCCGTAGTTGCACAGGAAGGAGACCTGCATCGTCGCGGTCGCCGCCGGGAAGTCCGAACCCTTCAGCATAAGGCTGTAGGGCGTCCATGTGGGCTGGGCGATCAGGTAGTTCGCCACGGGGATGGTGAAGGCGTCCCCGCCAATCATGTTGGAGATTTTGGTCCCGGCAGGCAACGCCGGTCCCGCATAGGGCGTGGCCAAGGTGACCTGGGTCGAGGTCAGTGCGGTGTACGCCCCGGTGCTGCCGATGCGGTTGTTGGTGAAGGTGCCCGGAGCCCAGGTCTTCCCGTTGGGGTCGACGTAGTTCCAGATGCCGATGTACCGCGAGTAGATGGACCCAGCAGGGGCGGTCCACCCCTGGGTCGTGTCCACGGCGATCGTGGTGTCGCCGGGGTTGAGTGGGGCGGTCAGGGTCGCTATCGACCCCTGCGTCACTACATGCACCCTGGAGATTTGCAGGCCCCAGTTGGTGTAGAAGAGGAGGCGGATGTAGAAACGACCCAGTGTGGAGGTACCCCGCTGCTTGGCCTGGGCGCTGACCAGATAGGTCTTGGCGGCGTCGACCGGGATGTACTCGTCCGCGTAGGCCGCGTGCTGCACTCCGTACTGGGAGTCGAACGACCCCGTTGCCCCCGCAGGTGCATCCGTGGCGTTGAAGGTGAGCCCGGAGAAGTTGTCGTTGTTCTTCCGGTAGCCGGTGCCGTTGGTGACCAGGTCGGTGCCTCGGGACCGGGCCCAGTCGTAGACCGCGTTGACCTGAAGGTCGATCGCGGCGTCCTTCAACTCGACCCAGTTGGCCCCGTCGTAGCGGTGCAGCCGGTTGTCCGAGGAGCGCAGCCACAGGTCACCGGTGACCAGCGGGACCTGGACCGAGCCGGTGGGCTTGGTCGCGGCGTAGTAGGTGGTGACCTTACGGTTGAGATCGGCCAGCGCCTGGCCGACGCGGGGGTCGTCGGCGACCTCCCAGGAGTCGCCGTCCCAGACCTTGTAGACCCGGCCGCCGCCGTAGGTGTCGATCCAGATGTCGCCCTTGTCCTCCAGCCCGGCGACGTCGGTCGGGGCGGTGTCCTGGACGTAGATCGTGCTCTTGCCGTCGACGCGGCCGTCCAGGCCCACCAGGTCGGACTGGAGCCCGGAGATCGCGCCCTCGGCAGCCGTGAGCGCGGCGTCCTTGACCTCGATCCAGTCGACGCCGTTCCAGCGGTGCAGCCGGTTGTCCTCGGTGCGCAGCCACAGGTCGTTGGTCCGGAAGGCGGTCTCCGGAGCCTCGATGTCGGCCGTGGTGGGCTTGGTCGCCTTGTAGTAGGTGGTGCTCTTGGTGTTGGCCAGCCCCAGCGCCTCGGCGGCCTCGTTGACCGCCTGGGCCACGCGCGGGTCGGCCACCTTCCACTGGGTGCCGTCCCAGTACTCCACGCCGCCGCCTGCGAGCAGGCGCATGTCTCCGGCGTCCTCCGGCCCCAGGGTGGGGGAGGAGCCGATCGGGTAGATGGTGCTCTTGCCGTCGACCTTGCCGAGCACGCCGACCAGGTCCTCCTGGACCTGGCTCAGGTCGGCGATGTTGGTGTTGACCTGCTCGACCAGGGCGTCCAGTTCGCCGCGCATCGCGCCCAACTGCTCGTCCGGGACGGCGATCCACTTGGAGGTGGCGGTGTCCCAGATGTAGGGCACGTTGCCGGGGCCGATGAGCAGCGAGTGCTCCTCGCCGGGGGTGGTCTCGGGGTCGCCGTAGATGATCCGGCCCTTGCCCGCCGCAGCGGCCAGCGCGTTCTCGGCGGCCTCCACCGCCTCGTCGGCGGCGATCTTGGCGGCGTCGGCGGTGGCCTTGGCCGCGTCGGCGACTTCGCGCGCGGTGGCGGCTGCGTCGCGGGCTGCCACGGCTGCTCGGGCGGCCTCGATCGCGCCCTGGTCGACGACGATGATCCACTGGGTGCCGTCCCAGCGCCGGGGGCGGTTCAGGCCGTTGGTGGTGTCGATCCACAACGTGGACTCGGTCTGCTGCTCCTCGGTCGGGAAGGCGTCCTGGATGAGCACCACGGCCGTGCCGTCGACGATGCCGGAGGCGAGCGCGGCCTCGGCGGCCGCGCGCTGGGCGTCGGCCTCGGCGCGCTGGGCGGCCTCCTCCTCGACCCTGGCCGCGACGATGGCGTTGATCTCCGCGCCGAGGTCGGTCTCGGTGGAGCCCACCTGGGCGCGCAGAATCCAGGTCGCGGCGTCCAGCCGCTCGATGAGCCAGACCTCGTTGACCTCCGGCTGGGCGGTGCCCTTGGGCCGGACGGTGCCGTCCAGGGTGGTGCGCCAGCCGGTGCCGTCGACGGCCTTGACCTCGGTGCCGTCCTCGTTGACGCCGTCGATCAGGACCCGGCGGTAGACCGGGCCCATGGTGCTGGTGTTGTACGTGGTGCTCACAACTTCCCTCCGACGGGCAGACCGGGGATGACGGCGGAGTGCCCGGCGATCTTCGACCATGCGCTCAACTGCACGCTGGTGGTGAAGCCGGTCTCCATGTTGATGCTGTGGGTGACCCCGTCGACGTAGGCCTGCATCCCCCAGTGCGGGAAGGCCACGATCATGCCGGGGTACAACTCGGGCATGAAGGTCAGGTTGACCCGCGCCGAGTACTGCTGGGACCAGTTCTTCATGAAGCGGTAGACGCTGAAGAAGAACTCAGCCCGAGGGCCCTTGATGATGTCCATCGGCTCCCAGTCAGGCCGGGCTCCGAAGCGCTCCAGGAAGGCCTTGGCCCCGTCCTGGTAGAGCGGCCCGGTCAGGCCGAAGACGGCCTTCATCATCTCGGGGAACTCCACGCTGGCGAGCCCGGCGGTGGTCTCCATGGAGACGATCTCGGAGGCCGAGCCCAGGCCGGGGTTCTCCAGCAGCCGCCCGGCGTTGGACTGCGCGCCGGTGACGAACATGTGGGTCTTCAGCCGCTCGTCGGACCACTCGATATTGAAGCCGTCCCCGGCCACCTCGATGGGCTCGACGATCATCTTGGCCGAGGTGCCGAACCGGCCGAAGTAGTCCGGGAACCAGGCGATGATGTCGCCGTTGGGGGCCGAGCACCAGTCGCGCAGCCCGACCTTGAACAACTCGTCGATGGTCGAGTAGAGCGGGGTGTCGTTCATCAGGGCCCGCTTGCCGCCCAGGCGGCCCGCCGCCGAGGTGCGCCAGGAGGCCATCCGCTCGAAGGTCTGGAACAAGGCCTCGCCGATGCGTGCCGGGTCGGCCGCGCTGGTGCCGTCCGGGGTGCTCCCGCTGCTGCCCCCGCTGCCGACCGCGCCAGGGGAGCCGTCCAGGGTGCGCAGCGGCGGCAGGGCGCGCAGTTCGGCGTCGCTGGCGTAGACCAGGCGGCCGATCTCGCGCGAGTTCTGGAGCGCGACGTGCATGTGGTCCCAGTGGTTGGGCGCGCGCCAGATGACGCCGAGGTTGCGCTTGGAGGCCTCCAGCGCCGCCTCGTCCAGCAGGCGCATCATGTTCTCGCCGCCGCCCTTGACGTAGATGTCAGCCGCCCCGCCGCCGTTGGGCGCGGGCCAGGAGTGGAAGCCGCCCTCGGCGATGCTGGCGTGCCACTCGGGGTTCACCCCGCCGTAGTGCGGGTGCTCGTGCACGGTGATGCCCTTGGCCACGCACCAGCGCAGGAAGTCCTCCAGCGCGGCGAAAGTGTTGACGATCGGGGCGACCGGGTGCCGGGGCATGTCGGCCGAGGCCGCGCTGACGGCGGCGTTGGCGATCGCGCCCAGGCCGGGCACCGGGACCGAGCCGATCCCCTGGAACGCGGCGGCCGGGTTGGCCTTGTCGACCGGGCCCCACTTCTCGTTGTACTCGGTCGGCGGGAAGGCCATGTGCACGGCCTGGCCAGCCTCCATCCCCAGCGCGGCCCAGACCGGGCGGGAGACGCGGATGTGGGCGCTCCCGGCGGTCGGGCCGTAGTGCGCGGCGCGGGCGATGACCGACTTGCCGGTGCGCGGGTTGGTGAGCAGGATCGAGCGGTTGCGCCACCAGGTGGCGGCCTTGCCGACGTCCACCCCGCTGGCCGGTCGGCCCTGGGCGTCGAAGTAGGGCCAGGGGGCCTGGACGTAGTACTGCCCGCCCCACTCGGCGCGGGCGCTGTCGGCCAGCCGGATGGGCTCACGGGTCAGGCTCATGCGGCCGGGCTCGCCGTTGGCCCCGCCGAAGGTCCCCACGGTGACGATCTGGTGGGGGATGACGCCGGTGCCCTTGCCGATCCCGGCGATCTCGGAGGTGCCCTGGATGTGGTTGTCGGCGACCGAGCCGTTGCCGACCAGGGAGACCATCTCGGCCATCTCGGCCTCGGCGATGACTCGCGCGCCGATCTCACCCAGGCTCTCGAACCAGTCGTCCGGGACGGCTCCGATGTGCACCTTCTGCTTGGGCCAGCCCATGACCTCGTCGAGGATGGTCACGACCCGCTTGGCGATGCCGCCGTCGGTGATCGAGGGGTCGTTGCCGTCGACCTGGGAGAGGTCGGTCAGCAGCGCCGCCCCGGCCTCGGAGGTGGGGTCCCACTGCCAGTGCTGGAGCCGCTTCAGCGTGCAGGAGCCGCGCAGCCGGATCGAGCCCGAGTAGGTCGAGTAGGCCGGGACGGCGTCCAGGTAGCCGGACATCACCAGCAGGAACGGGCCGATCCGCTTCAGGTAGATCGTCACCCGGTCCATCGGGGAGAACTTGCCGTCGTACTTGCGGCCCCGGTTGGTCAGCGTGAGGCTGAACGAGGAGACGCCCTTGGACCGGTTGACGGTCCCGGCCGTGATGTCGTGGGAGACGTCGAAGGTGTCCCGGTCGGTGGCGATGTGCGCCCTGATCTGAGGGCTGTAGGCGAACGTGGGCACGGGTCACACCGGCCTGTTGGGCTGGCCGGGGCGGATGGGCGGGATGTCGTACACCTTCTCCTCGGTGTCCCATCCCGCCTGCACCCCAGCGGGATAGAAGTAGGTCGAGACCAGGTCGTTGTCGGCCAACTGCATCCGGGAGCGCTGGGTGTAGCGCCGGACCGGGTCGGCCGCTCCGACCAGGGTCAGGGTGGTGGTGAGCAGGCCGTCGCCGACGGTCTCGCCGTAGGTGAGGGTGCCCTGGATCATCGCCCGGCGGCGGAAGCGCCGGTTGGGCACCGAGACGTCGACGTAGTTGTGGCTCAACTGGTCCGAGGAGGAGCGCACCAGGAACCGCTCGATCCAGCGGTTGACCTTGTTCCGGGCGGCGTGGTCCTTGTGCAGCAGGGTCAGCGTCGTGCCGCCCTGGGAGACGTAGAGCGGGTACATCGTCTTGGCCTGGGACGCGGCGTCCTCGGCGGTGTTGATCGAGACGTTGCGCCGAATCGTCCCCACGCAGATGTAGAGCGTGCCGAGGGTGGCGTGCTCGATCTTGCCGTTGAAGCCGTAGGGAGCGCCCGGCAGCGTGACCTCACGCGGGGCGGCCATGCGTCTCCTTCGGCTGGGGGCTCCAGGTCGGCAGGTAGCGCTGCTCGTGCAGTGCGGTGTTCACCGGCAGGGCGATGCCCATCGGGGTGAAGACCATGCCGCCCAGGTCGACGGTCACCATCTGGTCCAGCCGGTCGTTGGGACGCGGGGCCGAGATGGGTGTGTCGCTGGCCCACTGCTCCTTGTCCACGGCTGCTCCTTCCAGTGGTCGGGGTTCCACCTCTTAGGTAGGTGCCTGGGCCATCTTCGACAGGATCGAGGTCACGTAGTCGCCGATCGTGGGGTACTGCCCCTGACCCTTGTTCCACAGGCTGGCGTTGGGGCCGTTGGGTCCGACCGGCTGGCCGGAGTACCAGATGCTGGCCACCAGGCCCCAGTCCCTGTGCTGGTTGAAGAACTTGGTCGCGTCGGCGGCTGCCTTCTCGTCCTGGACCGGCGGCGGGGCCAGGTGGGCGCTGGCGTAGCCCTTGTAGTTGGCCCAGGTGCCGGGCATGTACTGGTACGCACCGGCCGCGCCGATCTCGTTGACCACGGTGTAGTTGTGGCCGGACTCCTGCTCGCGCAGGGCCCAGAGGAACTTGCCCAGGTCGCCGGGGATGTTGGTCGCGCCGGAGGGGGAGCCGCCGTGGACGAAGCCCACCGCCTCGGTGAAGGCGCTGACGATGGCCTCCTTGTAGCGCAGCGCCGGGGAGCCCTGGTACGGGGCCAGCGCCTCCTCGACCTCCTTCTCGGTGGGGCCGTTGTACTCGGACTGGGACCAGCCCACGCCCTTGGCCAGCCGCTCGATGTACTTGTCGGTGATGCCCTTGGAGACCTTGCCGGTGATGTCTTCGACGACGAAGAGGGTCATCGTGAAGGTGGGCACGATGGCGGTCGGGGAGTAGGTCACCGGGGTGATCGACTTGATGTAGACGTCGAAGGCCCAGTTCTTCGAGGGCACGGTGAAGCGGTGCACCACCCGGCCCTGGGTCTCGGCGCTGCGCTCGGCCAGGTCCTCCATCTTGTCGATGAAGCGCTCCATGGCCTCCCAGGACTCGGTGTCGCCCTTGGCCCGGCTGCCCCGGCCCATCGAGCCGGTGACCACCATGTCGCCCAGGTCGGTGCCGAACACCTGGATGACGCGGCCGCCGACCGTGTGCTGCTCGGCCATCCGGACCCGGAAGTCCCAGGTGACCGAGGTCGGGTCGACCAGGAAGGTGTAGTCGCCCAGCCGGGCCTGCGCAGCCATCAGCCGCCGCCCCACACGTTGTCGAACCACTCAGCGAACGGGGTGGGGGCGTGCCCGCGCGAGCGTGCCCGCTGGACGTCGGTGGGGCCGGTCTGCTTGAAGGTGAGCACGTCGGCCAGGGTGCCCTTGGCCTCGACCTCGACCTTGACCAGCGAGCCCTTGTCCTCGTCCTGCTGGCCGCGCGGGGTGAAGCCGACGATGTCCTGGAGCGCGACGCGGGAGCCGTCCTGGCGCAGTTCGCTGACCCGGCCCGCCTCGATCTCGGGGATGTACTTGGCCAGGTCCTGCATCCCGAAGGAGACCTCGCGGCCCTCGGAGTCGGTGGCGACGAAGGTCTTCTCGGCCCAGGCGCGGGCGTCCTCGGGGGACTCCTCGACCTTGGAGCCGATGTGCCGGAAGACCTCCTCCAGGTTGGTCGAGCGCTCGCTGCGCTCGCCGGTGGCGATGTCCTGGAAGTACTGCCGGGTGGCCTTGTAGATCGGGTCGGCGTCGTCCAGGGCGTGGGTGTTCCAGCGCGTGGTCCAGCCGTTGCGCTCGTCGTCCTGGGTGTTGAGGCCCCAGTCCTGGAGCATGTCGTCGCGGGCGTCCCAGAGCCGGTGCCGGTCGAAGAGCCCGTCGAGCCCGGAGCGCTTGCCCTGGACCAGCCCGGAGGCGTCCGGGGAGGCCTCGTTCCAGTTCTCGGTCACGTCCCGGCCGATCGTCTCGACGTCCGTGATCGCGTTCTGCATCATCTTGCTGGCGATGATGTACTTGGCCTGGGTCAGGTCCAGCCGGAAGCCGTAGACCTGCTGGGAGATGTCGCCCAGGCTGCGGGGCTCGAAGACCCCGTCCTCCTGGAGCAGGTTGGCGACCTCGTTGACCTCGTCGACCGAGGGGTTGTCGCCCTTCAGACGCCTGATCTCGGCGATGCGCTCCCTGGTCCGGGCCGAGGGCTGGCGGTTCTGGGTGGCGTAGTCGAAGAGGGCCTGCTCCAGGTCGCCGATCGCGCCCCGGACGATCGCCTGGTCGCCGCCGGTGATCCCGGTGGAGAGGGTGTCGTAGTCGGTGCCGGTGCGGGAGGCGATCTGCTCCAGCACGCTGTCGCTCTGGAGCGCGCGGGTGTAGTCGATCTTGCCCATCGGGGTGTGCTCGCGGAACTGCTGGATGCCGGTGACGACGCTGGCCACCTCGGCGGTCGCCGAGCCGCTGGTGAAGCCCTGGAGGCTGCGCACGGCGTTCATGTAGGACTCCTGGGCCTCCTTGATGGACTGGCCCGACTCCTTGGCGCTCTCGGCCACTGCGATGAGCCCCTGGCGGTACTCGTCCAGGGACTCGATGCCCTCGGCGGTGGCCATGGTGATGAACTCCATGCTCTGGGCGGTGTCCATGCCCCACTGCCGGTAGTTGTCCACGGCGAAGTTGAGCGCCCGCTCGCGCTCGCCGCCCTCGAAGCCGAGTTCGGCCACGCCCTGGTACAACTGCCCGGCCTGCTGGGCGTTCATCGTGCCCATCATCCCGATGTTGGAGAAGGCCCACTCCTGGAGCCGCTGGCCGTAGGCGTCCGCCTGGCCCCGGCCGTAGGTCGAGGTGTAGGGCATGTTCGCCTGGCGCTGCTGCTCCAGGGTGTTGGTGATCAACTGGGTGCCGCCGTAGACGGCTCCGGCCACACCGAGCGCGCGGCCCAGCATCGGGGCCGCGACGTTGACCGCGCCGGAGAGGCCGTCGCCGCCAGCGAAGGCGTCGATCGCGCCCTGGGCCCGGCCGACCTGGTTCATCCGGCGCTCGTAGGCCGCGCCCTCCTCGGGGTTGGCCCAGTGCCACTGCCCGGCGAAGTCGGTGAAGCCGTCGGGGCGGTTGATGTCGCCCCACTCGGTGGCGAAGGAGTTCAGCCGGTGCCGGACCGCGCCCATGGCGGCCTGCTGCCAGTTGCCCACCTGGGCACCGAAGCGCACGCCCTCGCCCCAGGTGTCCGGCAGCCCCCAGGGGGACTCCTCCTCGACCGGAGACTTGGGGATGCCAGCCATCCGGGCCGCCCACTCGTGGGGCCCTCGGCCACCTCCGCCGCCGGGGCCGCCGGGGCCACCACCGCCACCGGGAGGGCTGCCCTCGGGGTAGCCGCCGGGGTCCGGCCGGTCGCCGGGGCCCACCGCTCCGGTGTCGATGACGTCGCCGAAGGGGTGCTGCGCGGCGGCCTCCCTGCGGGCCTCCTCGCGCTGCTCGGTGACGTCCATGGGCACGGCCTTGTTGCCGCCGGGGCCGAGGGCCAGCGCGGCGGTGTCGCCCATCTGGGACTGGGCCACGACCTGCTCGGTGACGCCGAGGGTGCGCAGCACGCCGCCCAGCATCTCCTTGACCCGGCTGGTGGCCTCCTCCTCGGCCTGCTCGTCCTGCTGGCGCTCGCGCGCCACGTCGACGGCCACGGCCTGGCGCTGAATCTCGGTCCCGAACGCGCCCATGGCCTCCAGGAAGGACAGCGCGCGCTCCTGGATCACCTCGGGCAGGTTCATCTCGTTGAGGGCCTGCTGCACGCGCAGCCGCTCCTGGGGAGCGTCCTTCAGCGCGGCGATCTCCTCGGTGACCTCCTTGGTCTGCTCCAGCATCTCGCGCTGGGTCTCCAGGACGTCCTTCCAGTTCCCCCGTGCCTGGTCGTTGAGCATCCCCATCTGCTCCAACTGCCGACGCATCTCGTCGCGCATCCCCTCGAAGAAGGGCTCCATGAGGCGGCTGCCCATCAGTGCCTCGCCGAACTGGGGCACCATCGGGGGCGCACCGGCCCACGGCGGCAGGAAGCCGGGCACCGGCTCGCGGTTCTGCCAGGCCTCCAGCCCGGTGTTGATCCCGCGCTGGATGCCCTCGTAGAGCGGGTCGAGAGGGTTGTTCACTGCCATCCTCCGTCGGGATCGTCGTCCAGTTCAGCGCCGGTGATCTTGCCGCCCTGGGCGGCCTGGGCCACCCAGGCGTCGATGTCCTGGGCGATCTCGGGCGTGACCTCGTCCTGCTCGATCCGCTCGTCCAGGTCGGCCTCGGCGTCCTCGGGGGCGGGGAGGAAGTACCGGGGGAAGAGCCGGTCGGCCTTGGCCGGGTTGCGGTTGAGCAGCGCCGCCTTGATGGTCAGCACCTCGTGGTCGACCTGCTCGCGGGCCCGCTCGCGCTGCTCCTCGCGCTCGACGATGCTCAGAGCCATCACCTGGATCGGCGACATGTCAGCGCCGCCGGTCAGCAGGCCCTGGGACTTGGCCATCCGCAGGAAGCCCATGAGCCAGGGGTCTACAGCCCCTGGCTGCGCGCTTCCCCCAGCGCATCACCCAGTTCGCGGGCCACGGCCTCCAGTTCGTAGATGCGGGTGTAGACCGTGTCGATCGTGATCGAGTGCCAGTTCTCCAGGATGTAGCGGTACTTCTCCTCCTGGGTGATCTCCTTGGTGCCCAGCGGCATGACCAGCGGCTGGCCGTCGACCGAGATGAGCCCACCGGCGACCCAGGAGGCCTGGTGCGCCTTCATCTCGGCGCGGGTGCCCAGCGCGGGCTTGATCAGCAGCCCGGCGCGGATGATCTCGCCGGAGGTGAGGGTGCGGATGCGGAAGGAGTGCCCGCCCCACTCGAAGGTGTCCTCCAGCCGCCCGAGGTAAATGAGCCCGGTCAGCGGGTCCCGGTAGCGCGCGTCGAAGGCCTTGGGCGGCGTCGTGGCGGCCGCTGGCGGGGCCTCCTGCGCGCTCCCGGCCTCCGGGGCGTCCTGGGGGACCTCCGGCTCCTGCGAGGCTCCCAGGACGTCCTGGGCGCTGCGCGGGCTGCCGTACTGGCTGGTCTCGATGTCGGGCTGGTCGTTCATCGTCCCTCTTCCGGGTGCAGGGACGCCTGGCGAGGGTGCTCAGTCCTCGCCAGGCGTCATCGTGCGGCGCTCGGTCAGAGCGTGGTGGTGTGGGTGTAGGACACCGTGATCGTCTTGTTGACCGACAGGGTGCCGAGGGAGACCGTCTCCCCGTCCGTGATGCCGGTGATCACGCACCGGTGGTAGACCTTGCCGTAGCGGCGGCCGGACGGCGGGTTGATGATCTTGGTGCAGGTGACGTAGTTGGGGGTCCGGGCCAGGCGCTCGAAAATCTCGGTGATCGTGTGCGCGCCGGTCAGGCCCTGCAACTGCTCCCACACCTCCTCGTTCCAGAGTTCCTTGATCGACAGCGTCAGCGTGCCGCCGGAGAGGGCGCGGGGGGCGACGATGTCGACCGGGACCGGGGCCCCGAGGGGCTGGATGAACTCGGGGCGGGTGACCGGCGGCTGGCCGGAGTCCTGCACCGTCTCCAGGAAGGCGATGCTCTTGCCCGCGTACTGGAAGGTGGTGTAGTTCGACCCGACGTTGCGGACCCGCCCGACGGTGTTCGTGCTCATCGTGGTGTCTCCTCAGACTGGTGGTGGTCGGCGGATCAGGCCGGGAGCCCGGTGAACTGGTCGAGGTCGTCCGTGTCGCCCGACGAGAGGTCGATCGCGAAGTTGACCATGATGTAGTTCAGCGGGAAGGCGGGGCGGTACTTGAACCGCACCTCGATCACGCTGGGGTTCATCGTCCGCACCCGCACCTGGAGGTCGGCGTAGTCGATGATGACGTTCTCGGTCTTGACGTACTCCAGCACGCCCGAGACGATCGCCTTCACCGACAGCGAGGAGTTCTCGTCCATCGCCGAGCCGATGAGTTCGGAGGTGTCCAGGCCGGTCTGGATCATCGTCACGACGACGTCGCGCGCCCGGACCACCGAGGGCTCCGAGGCGGCCAGGTTGGACCGGTCGGTGCTGGTGCCGTGACGGACCACCAGGCGGTTCTGGCGGTCGCGCTCGACCACGAGGACACCGGCGGCCGCGTAGGTGTTCTTGGTCGTGACGTTGAGCACGCCGCCGACGTCCTGGAAGCCGGTCAGCACCTGGCGGGTCAGCGAGCGCTGCACCGGCAGGGAGACCATCCGGCCACCGAGCGCGGCCGCGAGGTACTGGTGGCCCAGGTTGATCCGGGTGCCGTCGACGCTGGAGCGGTAGACCATGCCCTGCTCGGAGGCGTAGGGCAGGATCAGGCGCTGGGAGGCCAGACCCGCCGAGGCCAGCAGGGTGGCCGGGGAGCCGGTGTAGGCCAGCGGGGCCCCGTAGATGCCGACGCGGTAGTAGCCCGAGGCGCTGAGCGCCTGGACGTGGGTGCGCAGGTCGGCGGCCGCCGTGACCGCCTCGGTGGCGTCCAGGCCGTCGGTCAGCGGGACCACCACGGTGGAGGTGTAGTCGCCGCTGATCTTGGCGTAGGCCGCGTTCAGGGCCGCGCGCGTCTGGGCGGCGGTGGCCCCGTCGGCGATCTCGACCGGGACCACGACGATCTGGCTCGCACCGTTGGCGATGGCCAGTTCGGAGGCGAGGGAGATCGGCGAGTTGACCGGGTTGTAGCCGGGGGTCGAGGGGTCGGCGCTGGACAGGCCCGGCCCGTACATCGCGACGATGTCGGCCAGGTTGTCGAAGACCCGCGCCTGGTTGTAGCCCACCGGGATGTAGTCGTAGGAGACCCACACCATGGTGTTGTTCGGCACGGTGGCCGAGCCCGCCCGCGTGAGCCGGACGTAGTAGTCCTGGTCCGCCTCGGAGACCGTCTCCTCGACGGCGGTGTACTGGGTCGGCTCGATGACCGAGTCGTCGGAGACCGAGCGCACCTCGATCGACCCGACCGTGATGCCCTTGACCGCGAGCCGCACGCCGTCGTCCGACAGCATGACCTGCTCGGAGGCGCGCGATGCGCCCTGACCTCGACCCAGGATCGTCAGGCGCGCCGGAGGAAGACCCGTCGCGATGCTGATCGGGTCGCTCTGCTCTGCGATGTAGACACCAGGCGGGGCGTAGCCCTGCGTGAGGTCCGTGGTGGTGATGGTCATCCCTCAGCCCTTTCCCGGTTTACTGCTTCCACCTATTCGGGCGGGCAGTGCGTCAGCGCGACAGGTCAGTGCCATCTGCCGTCGTCGGGCAGCGTCTGGTCGTCGACCACCGGCTCCTCGATGACGATGGCCGAGATCGGCACCAGAACGCGCTCGCTGGCGAGGTCGGAGACGAACTCGCCCTCGACCTGGAAGGAGACCGTGCCCTCGTAGACGATGTCGTCGCTGCCCCACGGCGTGGTGCCCGAGTTGCTGATCCCGCCGAGTCGGACCTGGCCGAACTGGGCGTTGACCGCGATGAACTGGTTGGACTCCATCGTCTCCTTCAGCGCCGAGGTCTCGGGGTGCTCGTCGGCGAAGGCGATCAGCCGCAGCACCTCGTCGAGCAGTTCGTCGCGCTCGCGCCGGTGGAGGGCGATGACGGTGGCCTCGACGGTGCCGGAGAAGAGCCAGCGGGTGAACGCGCGCCGGTTGCCCGAGGCGTCGGCCAGGGCCCGCTCCTCGTGGCCGATGCCCGCCGCGCGCAGGGTGGCGTCCGGGGTGAAGGAGACCCAGACTCCGGGGTAGTTGGCCTCGACCAGGGGGAAGTCCGGGCCGACCCACAGGCGCTTGGAGCCGACCACCGGGTGGGCCTCGGTCTCCAGGGCCCGCTCGAAGGCGGTGACGACGAGGGCGGCCATGTGCGTCAGGAACATGGGTCAGGCTCCGATCTTGGAGGGGTAGACGTCGGCCACGTCCAGCCGGAGCCGGTCGGCGACCATGAGCAGGGCGTCCTCGGCGAACTGGCGGCCGTGGATGCCGGGGTGCCGCCACCAGACCCCGCCGAAGCGGCCGGTGCGGACGTCCCGGCGGCCGGGGGCTCCGGGGTAGTGCCGGGGCACCATGACCATCCGGCCCCGGCGCTGCACCATCCGGGTCGAGCCGATCGGGGCGGCCTTGCGGAAGATGAGCACCTGGCGGCGGCCGTCGGCGGTGGTGCGGGTGCGCTGGGCCCGCTTGGCCAGCGGGATGCGCTCGGTCATCGAGCCGTCCGGGTCGTTCAGCCACATCGGGATGGTCTTGCCCGCCAACTCGGTCATCACCCGAGGCCGGGTGCCGTTGTTGACGTGCTGCATGTAGGACTCGCGGGAGAAGATGCCGAACCAGTCCTCGCCGAAGGCGGGGCGCAGGCCCAGGGCTCCCCGGCCGCTCACCTTGGGGGCCATCTCGCGGGCCAGCAGCGCGGCCTGGTCGGCGGCGCGGGCGGCTACGTCCTGGGGTAGCCCCTGGACGACGACGATCCAGCCGTCCGGGGCCGGGTGGTCACGAGGAGGCAGGGACAAGGCTGCCCCTCACGTCGTCGAAGCGGCCGGTGCCGACCACCAGGTGGCGGTCCATCGAGGCCTGCTCCAGGGTGGTGCGCACGACCGCCTCGGTCGGCGGCAGCCGGTGCGCCAGGGCGGAGAGGTTGGACTCCAGGGTGGCGGTGTTGATCAGCCCGCCCACGCTCTGCTCCTGGCCGGGGTGCTCGAAGCCGGAGCGGACCACCTGGGTCTCCATCTGGCTCAACTGGTAGCGGGTGCCGTCGGCCCGGAACATGAAGTCGCCGGTGCGGGCGTAGAAGTCGGAGGTGGTCTGGAGGCTCAGCGTCTCGGTGGTGACCTGGCCCGCGCGCTGGGTCTCGCGGGTCTCCACGTTGCGGTCGCCGATGATGGCCGGGCGCACGATCCGAGCCCGGTAGCCGCCCTCGAAGGAGGTGCCGAAGCACGCCGGGCAGTCGTTGCTCGGGGAGCGGTCGTAGCCGACCGACAGCGGGTCCCCGTCGATGCAGACCGGGCAGCGCTTCACCTCGCCGCGTTCGTAGTCGTCGGAGTGCCACAGCAGCACGAACATGACGAACTCGCCGTAGCGGTAGAGCGCGTCGACGTGGCTCGCCGCGATGTGCTCCTCGGCCCAGGGCTGGTTCTGGGCCATCCACCACGGCTTGCGCCGGTTCAGGTGCGTGCTGGGCTGCTCGGCCATGTCACCTCATCATGTAGAGGCCACGAGGCGCGCCCATGGACATGAACTCCCCGCTCATCGGGGAGAGGCGGTGGTAGATGCCACCGGCGACCAGGACGGACCCGCTGCCCAGGTTCATCGAGTGAATCTTGAAGTTGTCGAGCATCGGCTTCAGGTCGGCCGCCTCCTGGGCCAGCAACTGGCCCCACAGGCTGGCGTAGGTGGAGCGGTCCACGCGGGCCACCGTGACGCCGACCGGGTTCGGCTGCTCCATGTAGGAGCGCTGGAGGTGCTTGATCGTCTCGACCCACAGCGCCTGGGAGAGCAGCGCGCCCCACTTCTCCAGCGGGAACTTGGGGTCGCCGACGGCGTAGGACTGCACCGGCTGGGCGATGGTGTTGAGCCGTCCGAGCGCCTGCCCGAGCAACTGGGCGATCCGGTTCCGGCCGAAGTGGGCCTGCATGTAGACCTGGAGGTGCGGGCCGCCCATCGGGGAGTCGAACTGGTCGGCCACCCTGATCCACACGCTCTCCACGACCTGCTTCCAGGCCAGCGGGAGGGCGTCGTAGGCCGGGGCCGAGCCGCCGATCATGATGGGCTGCTCGCCCATGCGCGCGAGCCCGTCGACGGTGTACTCCCAGCGGGCCAGGTACGGGCCGGGGATAGAAGTATCCACGCTCGGGAGCAGCACGGCGTACTCGTGCTGGGTGTTCGGCAGCAGCACGCCGGTGTAGGTCCCGCCGGGGGAGTCGGCCGGGTCGGCCTCGAACTGCGGCACCAGGTGCATGACGACGTCCCCGTCCGGGGCGGCCGGGGTGCCGTAGGGGCCGGTGACCGGGACGATGAGCGGGCCGGAGGAGAAGCGCGAGAGGTAGAGCCGGTCGGTCTCGTACATCCACTCGTCCGGCGAGGGCACGGTGGTCGGGGTGCTCATCGGCTCAGATTTCGGTGACGATGATCTCGGTCGGGCTGCCGGGGTTGGACTGCACCGTCGAGGTCCCGCCGATCGTGCCGTTGTTGCCGACCTGGAAGGAGAACGAGTAGACGCCCGCCGCGAGCCCGCCCTTGATGATGTGGTACATCGAGCCACCGCCACCCTCGTCGGGGTTGACGCCCTTCTGGATCGCGCCGGTGATCGCCCACTGGCGCAGGATGGTGCCCTGGTTGGACACCGCGCTCTGGTGGATGCGGCCGTAGAAGTAGCCCATGGTGTTGTAGGCGCGGGAGTAGACGATGTCCAGGCGCAGGCTGCGGCGGCCGGGCGGGACCACCACGTCGGCCACGGCCACCACGAGGCCGCTGGCGGTGCCGGTGACCGAGACGTCGGTGGTGCGCTGGCCGATCGCCCACTCGCCGTTGGTGCGCTTCAGCAGCCCGACCGGCGCGGAGCGGGTCCAGGCGGTGCCGGTCCACTTCCACTCCAGGTCGGTGTCGGTCTCGTAGATGCGGCGACCGGCCTGCGACGCGCCCCAGGTGGGCCGGGTCGAGGAGGTGCAGATGTGGGTACCGGGGGCCTTGTCCAACTTCTCCCAGTTCTGGGCGATGTCGGCGGTGTTGAAGTCGTCGACCGTCGACGGGACGGCCAGTCCCAGGTACCTGCTCGGCGTTGGCATGTGCTCTCCTCGGTTGGCGACGCGCTCCTCCACCCCTTAGCCAGCAGGTGTTCGGGCCCCAGACAGGTGACGGCCCCGGCGGGGAGGTTCCCACCGGGGCCGTCAGCCGACGTGACCTGAAGGTCAGATGCCGTCGACCGTGCTGCGGTTCTTGCCCTCGCGCTCGGCGGCCAGGACGCGCTCGCGCTCCTCGTCGCTGGCGGTGGCCAGGTGCTCGTTGACCTCGGTCACGCTCTTGGTGCTGGGGTCGAACTCGGCCGTCTCCTCGGTGGAGGTGGTGTCGGCGGAGGTCTTCGCGACCGAGGTGGCCGCGACCGAGGTGGCGGAGGTGTTCTGCTGGGTCACCGCGTCGGAGATGTCCGGCTGCTCGCGGGACGAGTCCGTCTTGGTGTTGTCGCCGTCGTTCTCCTCGGCCGCCTCCTGCTGGGCCTTGGTGAGGCTGCCCGAGGTCGGCTCCGGCTCGGCGAGCGCCGCCTCGACGACGCGGCGCAGGTTCGCCTCCTCGGCCTCGCGCTTGTCGGCGTCCTCGGAGAAGTAGAGGTCGCCGCCCTCGCCGTCCAGGGCCGCCTTGGCCCGCTCGGCCGCCGCACGGCGGTCCTGAGCGAAGACCTCGGAGATGGCGTCCGGGTTCTGCGGCACGCCGGTCCGCGTGGTCTGGAAGGTGCCCCGCATGTCGAGGGGGTTGGGGGTGTGGTCGTCGGACTCCTTGTAGCCCTTGAACTCGGCCATGTCAGCCGCCTGCCTTTCCGTGTCTGTGCTGCTGCTGCTGGGTGGTGGTGGTTGGCTCAGGTGAGGGTGCGACGCGGAGCCATCTCCACGCGCTTCCACACCTTGGTGGTGACCGGGCCCTCGGGGGTCCCGTCGGCACCGATCGACCCCTCCACCTGGACCTCGGTCTGGTAGAAGGTGGCCGACAGGTGCTCGTGCTTGCCGCAGAGCGGGGGCGCGTCGCCGTTGCGGACCTCCACGGACTGGATGACGGTGGCCCCGCACTGCTGGCCCTCACGGGCACCGGGGCCGATGCAGACGGTGCCGACCAGGTCGCGGTTCTGGACGCGCTCGATGCGCTCCATGCTGGCCGCCTGGGCCTGCTCGGCGATCTGGAGCGAGACCTCGTCGGTCCGGGCGAGCACGGCGTCGACGTCCTCCTGCGGGACGATCTCCAGCAGGGAGGTGCGGACGGCGTTCTGGACGGCAGCGGTCTCGGCCTGGTGGTCCTCCACGAGGGCGACGTCGCCGCCCGAGGGGTCTCCGAGCGGCATGAAGACGATCGGCTCCCGTACCCCCGGCAGGGGCAGGATCACCGAGTTGCGCTTCTTGTTACGCAGCAGCGTGGTCATGTGGGGCGTCCTTCCAAAGGTGAGTAGCCCTGTGCACTAGTTCGGGAGGAGACCTCCGGCGGATGACAGGGTCTGGGCGCTGCCACTCTAGCCTTGCCTGATGACGCAGCGCCAGATCAGAGCGGCCGGTGCGCGTCGACCGGCGGCCGCTGGGGGTAGCGCACGTCCCGCAGCAGGGCGACCCGTTGCCAGACGGCGAAGGTGATCGCGCTGAGGATGACCACGCTGACGGTCTTCATCAGCCCCAGCGGGAGCGGGACGAACATGTTGAGCAGGCTGACCCCGAAGAGCCCGAGCAGCGACCAGGACATCACCAGCAGGTGGCGTCCGGCGCGGCCGTGCTTGCGCAGGTCGAAGGGACGGTAGGAGACGACGAACACGACGCAGCCGACGAAGGAGGCGATGATCAGCAGGAGACCGACGGTCTCGAAGCCGAAGCCGATCCAGGTCAGCAGGACGATGGCGGTGGGGATGGTCCAGAGCAGCAGGCTACGCACGCGCGCAGGGATACGCTCACGCAGTCGAGTGATCATGTGGTGTGTCCTCGCAGGTCTTGGATGAACAACTGATCGAGATGGTTCTGTCGGATCGCCTCCGCGCGGGCAGCGGCCGCCTGCTCGGCCCTGCTCCTCACCTGGTGCACCCTGGGCGCGTTGGCCTCGACCACGCGGTCGGCCTGCGCGATCTGGGTGCTGAGGTTGGACAGACGCTCGTCCACGAGGCGGTCACGTTCGCGATCGCGGTCGGTGTAGCGTCGGAATGGCCAAATCATCTACTCCCCCTCGATGTCGAGGCGTCGCTTGATGGCCCGGAGCATCGCGACCGCGAGGTCTGTGTCTGTTGCGATGTCTGAGACCGTGCCCACCAGGGTAGCGACTTGCTCGTTCGACTTCTTGGCGACCTCGGCAGCAGCCTCCCCTTGCTGCAAGGCCTTCTCGGTCCTGGCGCGCTCTTCCTCCAGGCGCTTGTGCCAGACCAACTTGTCGGTGATGATGAGCAAGATCACCAACATCAGGATGCCCGAGGGCGACCAGTCCACGAACTGCCCTGGAATCTCGCTCATGGTGTTTCCCGCCCTCCGAGTCGTCGACGTGCCTCCAACCCTTCCCCGCCCCTTGTCAAGGGCAGAGCAGGGCTCTTTGCCATGTCGTGACCTACGCGGCCAGCCGCCGCTTGCGCGGTCGCCGTCGGTGGCCCCGAGGCACGTTTAGCCCGTGTCCGGGATGAGAGGTGACCGCGACGAACCACGTCCGAGGAGCCCACCACCCTCCGGTCACCAGGAAGGCTCCGGCCGCCGCGAGGACGCCGAGGTACCAGTCCAGGGTCTCCTTGGGGTCGTCATCCGTGAGGATGTCCAGGGTCTCCAGGTCGTGGGCCATCGTTGACCACCTCCACCCCTTGGGGAGCGAGGTGGGGCGTTCAGACAGGTCAGAGGGTGTGGTAGCGGCGGTGGGAGTCGAACCCACACGACCTAGCGGTCACCCGATTTTGAGTCGGGCGCGTCTGCCTTTCCGCCACGCCGCCAAAGCCTCCGAGGCCCGCTCCGGCCGCACCGAGAGGTCTGAAGAACACCCGCGTTTGGATGTAACTCTCGGTACGACCGGGGCGGGCCCCGGAAGGTGTTGCGTCAGAGGATGAAGATGAGGAGCGCGATGATGAGCAGCACGCCCACGATGGTCCAGATTGTCGATTGTCCCATGCCGGGGATGCTACCCCCAAGTAGGGGTCGCGCGCGAGGTCAGCGGTGCGCGTTGCTCGGCTTGGAGTAGATCGTGACGTAGTTCCGCGCGATCATGGCGTCCCGCAGCGCAGGGACCGAGCCACGCGCCCCCAGGGTCCACCAGTAGGCCGCCAGCGCCCCCTTGCACGCCGCGAGGTCCACCGGCTGCACGCGGGTGCCGTAGGTGCCCTGGAGCGGGTCCTTCATGTAGCGCACGACGGTCGCCCCGGAGTCCCGGCAGGCCTGCCAGGTCGGGATGTGGTCGGGGGAGACCCCGTCGTCCTGCGGGTGGGCGGCGGCGTAGACCTCGGCTCCGGGGTACTTGGCCAGCGTCTCCTTGATCGCCGCGAGCGCCCGCTCGTAGGTGACCGTGCCGTCGCTGTAGTTCTTCTGGATGAGGATGCCCCGGCCGTAGGTGAGCGAGGAGACCGCGCCGACCTGCTCGGCCCGGCGGCGCTCCCCGGTGGCCTTCTTGGTCAGCCCGTCGCGCGGGCCCAGGCGGGTGCCGTCGCCGTTGGCCAGGCCGAGAACGACGATGCGCTGGCCCTGGTGGACGGCCCAGTTCATGACGCCCGCGCCGCGCAGCAGTTCGTCGTCGGGATGCGGGGCGACGATCAACTTGGTGACCGGCGCGGTGGTGACGGTGGACATGGCAGATGCACTCCCGGATGTGAGGGTGGTCGCGGCAGCCGCAGCGGCGGCCCCCAGCAGGGTACGGCGGGACAGATCAGACATGGGGTTCCTCTCGTGAGGTTCGTGGGTGGTTGCTGATGACAGCGTACCAGCACTCTCAGACAACCCTAGAGCGGGACACGGGTGTCTTCCGCTCTAACTTTCCTTGGCAATATGATACGATGGTCATACCAGCCAAGGAGAGGACGCAAGATGAGCACCTGGACGATGACCCCGGCCGAGTTCGCCGCCACTGCCGAGAAGATCGGCAAGATCAACCTGCGGGCAGCCAAGCGCGGCTTCACCGGCCACTTCACCCTGGTCGGGGTCAACAAGGTCGTCGAGCGCAACGGCCTGGAGCAGGTCATGGTCGAGGCCACCCTCAGCGGCGTCGCCCCGGCCTACGCGGGCTGGAAGTTCCTGGCGGCCGTCGACACGGTCGGCGAGGGGTTCGTCCTGCGGGTCGCCCCCGGCGTCGAGGAGACCGGCGTCGACCGCTCCACCCTGGAGGCCGGGCGCTGCGAGCACTGCGGTGTGAGCCGCCGCCGGAAGTACACCTACCTCGTCCGCGAGGAGGCCACCGGCCGCACGCTCCAGGTCGGCTCGACCTGCATCAAGGACTTCCTGGGCTGGGAGGGCAACCTGGTCTTCTTCAGCCAGGACGAGGTCGAGCGCGAGGTCGGCGGCGGCTTCGGCTCGGTCGAGCCGGTCTTCACCCCGACCAGCGTGGTCGCGGTCGCGGCGGCGGCAGTCGCCGTCTACGGCTACGTCCCGGCCGGTGACTTCGAGCGGATCACCACCAAGGAGACCGTCATGGAGTACCTGGTGGGCTCCGGCAAGCGCGCCGACGAGGTGCGCGCGGCCCTGGGGACCCCGGACCACGCCAAGGCCGCCGAGATGGTCAGCGCGCTGCTGGAGCGCGGCCTGCGCGGCTCCAGCGACTACGCCCAAAACCTGCGGGTGGTGCTGGAGGCCGAGTTCGTCGGGACCCGCCAGATCGGCCTGGCGGCCAGCGCGGTGAGCGCCTACCGCCGGATGGTCGAGGGTGAGGTCAAGCGGGCGGCCGCCCCCAAGGTGGTCAACGCACACATCGGCGCGCGGGGCCAGAAGATCACGGTCACCGGCGTGCTCTCCAAGGTCATGGAGATCGACTCCCAGTGGGGCCTGTCGGTGCTGCTGGTGCTCCAGACCCCGCAGGGCGTCGTGAAGACGTTCACCTCGGCCGCCTGGGCGTTCGAGGTCGAGCAGGGCCAGGAGATCACGATGACGGCCACGGTCAAGGACCACGAGACCTACCAGGGCCTCGCCCAGACCCTGGTCAACCGCCCGAAGAAGGAGGGCTGATGACGAAGAAGAGGGTTCGCGAGGCCGTCGTGCTCTACCTGCACATCTTCGTCCCGCTGGCGGCCATCGCGATGGCGATCGACACCGGGGACCTCAGATGGTGGGCCTTCTTGGTCGGCTGGTCGTTCTGCCACCTGCTCCACCCCTTCAGCGACACGAAGAGAGAGGAGGTCCGAGGCGACAAGTGACCCAGGACGACGAAGAGGCCCCCTCCCGGTGTGGGGAGGGGGCCTCTCGCGCGGGGAGTGCGTGGGTCAGCCCGCGTAGACCGAGGTCTTGGTGATGGTGGCGATGCCTCGGGGGTTGAGGATCGTCATGTTCACCATCTCGTCGAAGACCCAGCCGCGCCAGAAGGACTCGACGCGGTTGTTCTCCTCGACGTCCAGGGAGTACTTCACGGGGAAGACGCCCAGGAAGTCGGGCTCCGGCAGCAGGAACACCTTGCCACGGGGGACCATGATGCTCTTGTGCAACTGGAACTCGCCGAAGGTGGTGACGCGCTCACCGGCGACGATCCGGTCCTTCAGCGCGTTACCGCCCTCGTCACGCGAGAAGAGGTAGAAGTCGCGCAGGTCCGCCGGGTTGAGGAGGATGCGCGCCGACTCGATCTCGCGCAGGTCGGTCATGGTGACCGCCGCGTACAGCGACTCGGGGGTGATCCGACCGGAGGCCAGGTCCACGTTCTGCGCGCCCGGCGTCGGGTTGTCCGCCCGGTTCGCGTAGTCGGTGACGGCCGCGAGGAGGAGCGTCATCAGACGGCTGTCCTCCTGCTTCATGATGGCCTGCTTGGTCTCGTCCTGGATGTGCTCGACCATGTTCACGCGCATGTCGAGCAGGTCCTCCTTGCGGACCGCCGGGCGGCTCGCGATGCGGAAGAACTCGACCTGGACGCGCTTGCCCTCGAACGGGGTCACGCGGACCTCGCCCTCGGTGCCGGACATGATGTACGCCTGGCCGAGGTCGTCCAGGACCTCGTACTCGGCGGTGACGCCGGGGGCGATGGGGTCCTCCATGAGGACGTTGCGGACCAGGCCCTGGTACCGCAACTTCAACTGGATCGGACCGATCATGCCCTGGCCGAGCCGCTGGAAGCCGTTGACCTTGTCCGAGAGGATCAAGGCCAACTTGTCCTGCTTGGCCTGGTGCGTCATCTGCGGGAGCGTGCCGTCCGCGTTGGCGCGCGCCTGGAAGGCGGCTGCGTAGTCGTCGCTCTTGACGGCGACGCGGCGACCCAGACCCGCCACGGTGCTGACAGTCATGGTGATGCTTCTCCTGTTCTATGTCTGCCGAGTAGGCGGGTTGGGTCAGACGGCCGGGACGGCGTCGCCGACGGCGAGGCCTCCCACGACGATCTTGTTGGCTCCGTCGACGCGGATGAGGCGCGCGACGGCGGTCTCACCGGCGACGGCGGGCTTCAACTTGCCCCGCAGCGCACCGGAGGTGTGGGCGGACACGAGGGTGATCGTGCCGTCACCGGCCTCGGACCAGGCGGCCGAGGTGTCGAAGGCCGGGGCCAGCACCTCGAACTCGGCGTCCGGGCCGAGCACCCAGACGGCGGTCGAGTTCACGCCGCGCATCGCGGGCTCGTCGATGCCGTCACCGCCGACGTACTCGGCGAAGAGGCCGAGCGGGGTGCCGGTGGCGTTGAGGAGGGTGACCTTGTCGCCCTCGGTCTTCATGGCCACCATGCCGGGGTAGATGGCGACGGAGCGGTCCCACGCGGGGTCCAACTTCACGTCCTTGGGGGTGGTCTGGGTCCAGCCGTAGAGAACCCGCAGCGTGCGCTGGATGTGCGCCTTGGTGAGGTCGCGAACCTTCAGCATGACCTGTGTCCTTCCTTGTTCACGTAGGTCGGTCTTCAGGAGGGAGGTCCCGACCTTCGCGGGAAGGTTCCCTCTCCATCCGTTGGTTGGAGTTAGCGGCCCGTTGACAGGTGATCCCAGAACGGCTGAGGCCCACTTCCCCTGGAGCAAGAGGGGAAGGGGGCCTCGATCGACCTTTGAGGCTGGTGGCGGTCCGCCCGTTTGACCGCCAGCAGGCCTCAGTACAGGGTGTCCTCCAGGTCGATGTGAGAGGGAGCACCCGGCTCGTCACCGGCCGCCGTGGAGGCCAGGGAGGGGATGGACGCCTGGGCCTCGCGCCGGGGCACGAGGTGGCGCGGGGCGCGCTGGGCCGAGCCCTGCTTGGCGGCGACCGTCTCCAGCGTCTTGATCTCGACCTCCATCTCGCCCAGGGAGATGGACTGGTCGGCCGCGATGCGCTGGGCCAGGACCAGGGTCTCCCCGGTCTCGACACCGGCCGCACGACGGGCCTCGGCCAGGCGCATGGCCGCCCAGGTGCGGGTGTCGTCCTTGCTGGAGGTCTTCCAGCCGGACTCCTCGATCGGGTTGGCCTGCTCGGTGGTGGCCGGTGCCGAGGGCTGCACCTGGACCTCGCCGGTGGCGTCACCGGTCTGCGGGTGCTCCTGGGTCACGTCGACCAGGTCGTTCAGCGGCTCCTGGTCCTCGCTGATGCCGGTGCCCTCCAGGTCGGTGGTGGCGGCCGGGGTCACCTCGTCGGTGGCCACGGCCCCGCCGACGGACTCGACGTCGACCTTGGCCTCGGGCGCGGCGGCCGACTCGTCGGTCAGCGCGACCTCGTCACCGTTCTGGGCGGCGTCGGCGGCCTTGCGGAGACCGGCGGTCGCCCGCATGACCTCCGGGGTGCCGATCTTCTCGGCGACCGTGAGCAGGGTGGCGCGCAGCATCTCGTTCTGCTCGGCCAGCACGGCGATGCGCTGGTGCGCGGCCGCCAGGGCGCGACCCTGGTTGGCGAGGACCTGCTGGTCCTGGGACTGCGCGGCGGCGACGCGGTGCAGCAACTGACGCGGGTTGCCCGGCTGCTGGGCCGCCTGGCGGTCCATCGGTCGGCGTGCGGGACGCTGACGCTGGTTGGGGGTGGTGCTCATACTCATCTCCTTCTGAGACCGCCCTGCGAGGCGGTGGGGGCCGGTTGCCTCCACCCCTTCGGGGGCGCGGCGGCGGGTGTTGACAGGGTGGGCGTCCATGGAGCGCTGCCGGGAGAGCGAGGCGGCGGCCGCCATCTGCTGCTCCGGGGCGGTCTCGCCCTGGTCCTGGGTGTAGATCGTGGTGCCTCCGGCGACATCCCAGATCGCCAACTGGTCGTTCTCGGCGGCCAGGCGCTTGGCCTCCTCGACGTCAGCGACGTTGGTCGAGACGTCCAGGTACAACTGGTTGCCCTCGACCCAGCCGCCGAGGTACTTGCTCGGGTCCTTCAGCAGCGACTGGAACTTGTCGTAGTAGCCCGCGATCTCCTCGACCGAGGTGGTGTTCAGGTCGAAGACGGCCTCGGTGGACTTGTCGAGGGCGACCATGAAGCCCTTGGCCGGGCCGACGCCGGAGGGGTCTCGCATTGAGAAGCCGTCCTCCAGGAGGGCCTTGCCCAGGCCGACCTTGCCCATGGCGAAGTCCTCGTCCTCGTCCGGGATGCCGTCGCCCAGGCGCTGGGCCTTCTCCTCGGCCGGAGCCTCCTCGACCACCTTCTCGGTGGTCTCCTCCTCGACGACGGTCTCGGTCTCGGCCGGAGCCTCGACGGGCTGCTCCGGAGCGATCTCCTGGGCCTCCTCGGGGGCGACCTGCTGCTCGACGGTCTCGGCCTCCGGCGCGGTCTCCGCCTCGGGAGCCTGCTCGGCGTCCGGGGCGCGCTCCGGCTCGGGGGCCCGCTCGGGCTGCTCGGCACGCTCGGGCTCGGACGGCTTGACCTTCTCGCGGCGCTTGCGCTCGACCTCCTCCTCGACCACCACGGTGGCGGCGGTCACCTGGGCCGGGGCGGCGGACTGGCCACCCTTGACCAGGTTCAGCAGCGCCTCGGGGTCGTCCTTGGGCAGCAGGGTGTAGCCCGCAGCGCCGCCGCCGGAGTGGTCGTCGACGGTGGTCGGGTCGCCGGGTAGGGCCGGGTCGCCGGGCAGCGGCTGCACCCCGGCCTCCTCGGCCTCGACGCCGTTGACCTCGTCCTTGGGCAGCAGCGTGCCGGAGCCGCAGGAGGGGCACAGGTCGCCCTGGGCGGGCTGCTTGGTCAGGCCCTTGTCCGGGGCGGTGCTCTCGGCCGGGACGGCGGGGGCCTGCTCGGTGGCGGTGCCGGAGGGGGTGACCGTGGTCTCTCCCTTGCCCGGCACGGCTCCGGCGGCGGTGACCTGCTGCTGCTGGGCCTCGGTGCCCTCCTGGGTGTTGGCCGGGAAGACCGCGCCGCAGGAGTCGCAGGCCAGGTCGACCGGGACGGCGTCGACCTTCAGGTCCTCGATCTTGGCCTTCTCGACGTTGGGGTCGTGGAAGATCACCGGCGGGCGGGCGTAACCGCAGGAGTTACAAGTATCTCCCCGGTAGTCGCTGGAGCCGCAGACCGGGCACACGTCGTCGCGCAGGGTGTCGACCTCGGAGGGCACACGGGTCTCTCCGAGCGCCAGCGTGTGCAACTGGGCGGCGGTCAGGGTGCCCCGTGAGGCGTTCTTGCGCGGCCCCTGCTCCTTCATCCGGCGCGCCTGGGTCAGTGACTCGACGATGCCCTGGTAGACGCCGTTGTGGGTCACCCGCCAGGCCTTGTTGGCCTTGGACCGACCCACGTCCCCCTCACGGGTGGCGACCCAGCCGTCCCCCAGGTTGTGGGTCTTGGGCTTGGACTCGTTGGCGTTCTTGCGCGAGGCCGGGAGGGTGACCCGGTAGGTCGTCTTGGGCTTGGCGGCCTCCCGGCGGGCCCCCTCGTGCAGCGTGCGGTCGTAGTCGCCACGCGACTCCCAGGACTGGCCGTAGTCATCGAAGACGGCCCCGCAGGAGTTGCACTCGGCGATCTCCTGGCCGACGTGGGCGTCGCGCGAGCCGCACTCGGGGCAGGGGCCGAAGAGGTCGGCGGTCTTGCGTCGGGAGGCGGTGCGGCCGGACTCGGCCCGCCACTCGATCACGCAGGAGTCGCAGACCGAGCCGTATGAGGTGCCGACGTAGTCCTCCGGGACCATCGGGTCGCGCTCGTCGTTGCCCTCGGTGGCGACCAGCATCCGGGAGGTGTCGGTCCCGCAGAGTGCCACCATCTCGGAGGCTTCCTCGAACTCCACCCCGTCGATGATGTGCATGGTTCCTGCGGAAGCGAGGCCGTCGGCGGCCAGCAGGTACGGGGGCACCATCGCGGCGCGCAGCCTGCGCAGTTCGGCGGTGGACAGCATCGGTCTCTCCTCGGGTCGACGTCCCATCGGGCTCACCTCTTAGGTGGCGTCTGCGGCTGTGTCCTTGGCCCTGGCACTCCACAGGAGCAACTGACCAGGGCCGACGCTCTCGTTGGTCGGCGGGGCCTCGCCCTGCTCGACGATGCAGTTAGGGCTGACGGCGACCGAGACGGAGCCAGCGGCCTCGGTCTTGTTGGTGTAGTAGATCGCGTCGTGCTTCCAGGCACCCTGGTACCCCACGCGCTTGACAACCTCGTTGAACCAGCCGGGGTACTTGTCGTAGCCGTAACCCCAGATGTCCTCGTCACCCCTGGGCATCTGACCCTCGTGGGTGGCGTACTGCTCCTCCCAGATGGTCAGGGTGTTGGCCTCGTGGTCGTCGAGCGGGGTGTGCACACTGCCCAGAGGGTTGCTCGGGGCGATCTTGACCCGGAAGAGGGTGTCGGGGTGCCGGAAGTTGCCTGGGCCGTAGCGGTTGTCCTTGCGCTGCTCGGCAGCCTCGCGGGTACCGAGGTGAACCCAGTGACCCCGAGCGGCGCGGAAGGTCGTGCTGCCGAAGTGGTACCACCAGCCCTCGGCGTCGGCCATACCCACGGCCTGCATCCAGGCCCGTCCGTCAGCGGTGAGGTCGCTGGAGTGCGCCAGAGTGGGCTCGATCTCGCGGGCCAGCCGCAGCATCTCCCTGGCCACGCCTTTGCGCCGATGGGGTTCCTCGACCCACACCTCCGCGATGTATGGATCACCGTCAGCGGTGTAATCCCAAGCGAGGTGTCCGGCATACCCCTCGCGGGAGACGGCGGCAATCCCGTCGGTGCCCAGAGAGAAGTCCTGGCCCCAGTCGTCGTCGTAGTGGAACTGGAACTCGGACATGGACGTGGTCAGCCGTCGCCTGCTGGCGGTGTGGGCCACGGCTCGACTCCAGGCTCGGCCCATGTCAGTCAGCCGGTTGGAGTGGTGCACGGTGGGGTCCGCCTCTCGGGCTCGGCGCAGCAGGTCGGTCGCCAGGCCCTGGCGGCGCAGAGTGGGGTGGACCCAGACGCTGTCGATCTCCCCGCTGGAGTACCAGCGCAGGATGCCGACGCAGTCCTTCAGGTAGGGGTAGGTCAACTCCTCGGGGTTGCCTCCGTCCAGGAAGGCGTAGACCGTGCCGCCGATCGGCTGCTTCTCGCGCAGGTAGTCGGGCATGACGGTGACCTCGAACCGGAGGCCGGAGGGTAGCGCAGCGATGACCTCCAAGCCCATCCGACGGATCACGCGGACTCGGTCAGCCGTCCGGCTCTCCCCGCCCCACTCCTGGACGGGGTCAGGCTCCACAGCCCCCAGCGGCTCGACCTCGTAGACGATGCCCCTGTCGTTGGGAACCGAGAGCCCGTACATCCTGCTCGCGGCCAACTGGGCGTAGAGACCGGCCACACGCACGCTGTCGGCCAGGTAGACATGCTTCCCGCCCTGATCTCCGCTCTCGGGGGTCAGGATCGTGCCGGGGCTGAACTCGTGGGCGCTGCCATGGAAGTAGGTCTGGCGGGAGCCCACGGCCTGCATCCAGGCTCGACCGTCGTCGGTGAGGGTGTCGGAGTGCTCCAGGTTCGGCTCGATCTGCCGGGCGTACTCCAGCATCTTGGTGGCGATGCCCTGGCGGCGGTAGCCCTCTTCCACCTTGACCTCTCCGATCTCGGCGGTGGCCGGGTACCAGTACAGGAAGCCGACCCGCTCCGAGCCGACGTGGGCCTCGACCCAGACCTGGTCGATGAAGCCGTACAGGCTCTCCTCGTGGTGGCTCAGCCTCACCTCGACAGACCCGACGCGCTGGGACCAGGCTCGGCCGTCGTCGGAGAGGGCCATGGAGTGGTGCACGTCCGGCTGGACCTCCCTGGCCTTGGCCAGCATGGCGGAGGCGATCCCCCGTCGGCGGTACTCGGGGAAGACCTCCACGTTCAGAATCTCCCCGCGCTCACCCCAGTCCGGCACGGACTCGGTCCACCAGCCCAAGGAGCCGACGTACTTGCCGTCCAGCCAGGCGGTGACCCAGCACTTGGGCTGGCCGTCCACGTTGGGCCGGACCTCCAGGGTCAGTCCCTCGGGCAGGTCGCCGTTGGCCCCGGCGGTCAGGGTGCGGCCCACGGGCACGGTCCTCCAGGCGGTGTCGTCCATCGGGTCGATGGTGTACTTGATCGAGACCAGGTCGATGGGGCTGCCCTCGGGCACCTGCCAGTCCTCCTGCTCCCAGGTGGTCGGGGCGGTGGCCGCCAGCACGATGGAGGTCTCCGCGCCCCAGAACCCCTCGCCCCGGTCGGCGGCCTCGACCGCGCCCTTGATGCTCAGGTCGTAGTCGCCGGAGATCGCCTCGGCGTGGGAGTAGACCTCCCCGGCCTCGGAGGTCCACCAGACCCCCAGGCCGCCGTCGTTGACCAGGGCTACTAGTAGGTCGGCGGCAGCGGGCCCACCGGCCAGGAGGGTGCGGGCGTGCGCCTCCTCCTCGATCGTGAGCGGGAAGCCCCGGTAGACCAGGCTCACCGGACCGACCCTTCACGACGCAGCGCCTCGGCGGTCGCCTTGGCCTCAGCCAGCGATCGCACGCCCTCCTCGATGCACCCGTCGGGGTAGGAGTAGTTGACTGTGCCGTCCTCGTTCAGGGTGGCGTGCTCGTAGATGTTCCATTGGTTGCCCGGAGCACGCTCCAGGAAGAGGTCGCCGTAGATGTAGCCCCACCGGACCCGCTGCCAGGCTAGCCCGGCGACCTTGCGGGAGCCCACGGCGGCGACCCAGGCGTCACCGTCGTGGGTGCGCATCTCGGAGTGACGGACCGATGGGTTGATCTCCCGAGCCCGGCGTAGCAGTTCGGTGGCCAGCCCGCGACGGCGGTAGGGCTCGCGCACGTCGACTCCGCCGATCTCACCGTCGTCGTCGAACCAGGTGATGCTGCCGATCTCGTTGCGCTCGGCGTCGAAAGCCCAGATCGAGGTGGCGTTATGGCTGGGCTCGCGGCCCATGCGCCAGCGGGTCTCGTAGGTCAGGCTCGACAGGAAGGACTCGTCCCGAGCGGCAGTACGCAGGCTCGCGGCGGCGTCCATGTCGTCGTACCGGTGGAAGCCCGGCTCGTGCAGCCGGGCGGCCTCCAGCAGCATGGCCTCGATCTCGTCCTCGTCGGGCCGGTCGTCGACCCACAACTCCTTCATCGAGTCGTCCAGCACGTACCAGGAGATCATCCCGATCCGCTTGCGGCCCTCGTAGGCGTAGATGCGCTTGTAGTGCATGAAGTCCGGAGCCATCACCCGCTCGGGCTCCTTGTCGATCCGGACGCGGGCGGCGGTGTGCTGCTGACCCACCGCCTGCATCCAGGCGCGGCCGTCATCGGTCAGGTCCCAGGAGTGATGCACCTTGGGGTCGATCTGCCGGGCGGCCGCCAGCAACGCGGTGGCGATGCCCTTGCGCCGGTGCGGCTCGAAGACGGTGACGTCGGCGATCTCGCCGGGCTCGCGGTACTCGCCGTAGAAGTCGGGGTCGACGCCGTCGTACCAGGACAGCACGCCCGCGACCTCGCCGGTCGGGCCGCCGACCTTCATCTGGACCTGGTAGACCAGCAGGCCCTCCTCGGTCTCGGCCTCAGCCACGAACTGCGGCAGGTAGTAGCCCTCGGGGGCGGCGACGTTCATCATCCGCCAGCCAGAGAGGATGCGGGCCTGGGTTCGCAGCGAGCCCTGGCGCTCCAACTCGTCGTGGAAGCCCACCAAGGTCAGGAACTGCTCCTTGGCCGCCGGGGCGACGTGACGCCCCAGGAGGTCCGCAAAGGTGTGCACGAAGGCCTTGTCGTGGCCCTCGCCCTCGCCCTCGCCGGTGGCGTTGATGACGTGGGCGCTCTCGTGCAGGATCGTGAGCAGGCTCGCGGGGGAACGCAGGTCGATCCAGTTGTAGCCGTCGGTCATGCCCTGGGCCCCGGACTGGGTGACGTGCCAGCCGTCGCCGGTGACCTTGAAGCCACTGTGCACCGAGACCCCGGCCCCGGCCAGAATCTGCTCCACCAGGCTCTGGACCGTCTGCATCGCGGCCCAGTAGTCGGGGTTCTCATACGCCTTGGGGAACTGGCTCTTGTCGGGCAGGACGAACCGCGACGCGGCGATCGGGTGGGTGCGCTCGACGGCCTCCTCGGCGACCGAGATGTAGTCCTCCAGGGTCAGCCCCCAGGAGGCGGTCTTGGCCAGCCGGTGGGTCTGCGGGTCGGCCGCGATGAGGGCGTCGACGAAGGCGTGGCCGTCCTCGGTCAGCGGGGTGTGCACGATGTGGTCGGCGCTGGTCTGCCAGAGGATGGCGTCCATCAGGTGGGTGCCGATGCCCTGCCGCTGCGCGGACACGGCGATCTCGCCGATGTGCACCACGTTGCCCCGCATGTGGAAGGTGCAGGTGCCCAGGTTCTGGCCGTACAACTCTGCGTCGGCCTGGCCGTTGGCGACGTCGACCCAGTACTCGATGTGATCCTCGGTCATGACCAGTTCGGCGGTCTCGCTCTCCGAGCCAGCCGTCTTGGTCCGCTGGGCCTCCATGCGGATGCCGCTCAGCGGGAAGACGATGTCCTCGTCTCCCCAGGAGACCAGCAGGTGCATGAAGTCGGAGCGCACCTTGGGCTCTAGCGGCTCCGGGTTCGGGGCCGAGCCGGGCTCGTAGTAGCCCATCGTCTGGTGCGGGGTGAAGGAGTAGTTGCTCTTCACCGGGATGCCGATCTGGCGCAGTTCCTCCACGATCGCCTGGCGCAGCCCGTTGATGCCGGGCACGCTCCACAGCGCCACCAGGGTGTCCTGCTCGTTGTTGAAGACGCCCCAGCCGCTGACCTCGCCGTTCATCCCGGCGTAGCGGGTGGCGATGCCCCCGGCGGTGTTGACCACCTGGTCCCTGGTCAGGTCGTCGTCGGTGACCTCCTCACCGAGGGTGCCGAGGTAGGCCAGGGTGATGTGCTGGTCCTCCAGGGGCTCGGTACCCCCAGAGGCCTCCAGCAGCGCCTCGCTGGCGGCGCGGGAGGGTACCAGGGCGATCATGACGCCCTTGTGGTCCGCCTCGGCGGTGCGTTGGAGGGCAGCCGTCCGGGCGTTGACCGAGGGGCCCCAGTAGCCCCACTCCAGGATGTCCGAGCCGCCGGAGCGCACGGTGCCCGCAGGCACCTCGGCGGCGATGATCGGCCAGTCCTCGGCCGGGTCGTCGGACTGCATGGCGTGCTGCTCGGCGTAGCCACGGGCGATGGTCACCCAGTCCCCGGTGTTGATCGTGGTCTGCCCCGGCGGGAGCGCGCGGTAGATGGTCACCTTGGCGTCGGGGTTGCCCCGCACCCTGCGGATCACGCGGGCAGCCTCGGAGGTGTGCTCGCCGAAGGAGTACCACTCGGGGTGCTCGTAGACGTCCGGCGGGAAGGTGCCCACCGAGCCCAGGTCGTGCAGCGGGTCGGCGTCCTCGATCGGGCGGTGGCCGCCCCAGTAGTCGGCCGCCTCGCGCTTCATGGCGTAGGAGACAAAGCCGCTGACCTTGACGTCGCCCCAGACCCTGATCTCCTCCAGGCCGTACTTGGAGCCCAGGTCGAAGTCGGTGACCATCGCGCCGGAGGCGATGATGTCCTCGCGGGAGGCGGTGACCACCCCGATGTCGCTCGGGCGGATGGTCGCCCAGCGCTCAGGGTCGACGCCGAAGAAGAGCGGGTTGCGGTACCCGGCCAGCCGCTGCCGGGCGAAGAACCAGGCGTTGACCGCCCCGGTGAAGTCGCTGTGGGCCCGGTAGGTCTCGGCTTCGGTCCAGGCCCAGCCCTCGTCGATGGCCATCTCGGCCAGGGTGTCGATGACGTCGTCCCCATCGACGTACCGGCGTGCGGCGGTGGCCATGGCGGCCATCCCGGCGGCGATATCGGAGGCCACCTGGCGGTCGGTGGTGAAGGACACCGAGCGGTCCTCCCCGGAGTTGCCCCCGAGCCCGCCGCCCTTGCCGTAGTCGGCCGCGAGCACCGAGCCGATCTGGCTGCCCGCCGTGGTGACGTGGTAGACCACCGGCGGCAGGGTGGCCGGGTCGATGACCGCGTTCCCGCCCAGTTCGTAGCGGATAGAAGTATCCCCGTAGCGGGACGGGTCGTTGGGGACGTGCACCTTGGCCACGGTCCGGGACCAGGCTCGACCGTCGTCGCTCAGGTCCTGAGAGTGGTGCAGGTCGGGCTGGTGCTCCTTGGCCAGGTTCCACATCGCCGTGGCGATCCCCTGGCGGCGGTAGGGCTCGTCAACCGAGACGTTGTAGACCTCGGCGTAGTACGGCCCGGGCTTGGCGAACCAGGACAGCGTGCCGATCATCCGGCCGTCGGGCAGTTCGGCCCGGATGCGCGGCAGGCCCTTGTCGAAGTCGTCGTAGCGCAGGGTGACCCCGGCGGGCACGGCAGCGGTGCGCAGCGAGGCGGAGTGGATCATGTCGATGAAGTCATCGGTCAGGTCGTGCACGCCCTCCTGAACTCGGAAGGAGACGACCTGGGTCTGGACCATCTCGCCGCCGAGGTCCTTCCAGCCCGTCCCGCCCAGGTGCTCGGTCAGGAACTCGCGGACCTTCCTGACCTCGCCGTGGCCGCCGAAGAGGAACACCTGGTCGGCGTCGAGGTCGGGGCTGAGCGCGACGGAGTCGCCCTGCTCGTCCAGGAGGGAGACGACGATCGAGGTGGCAGCGGTCTTGCGCGAAGCGGTGTGGTCGAACCAGGCCTCGGCCTCGGCGTCCCCGCTGTCGGCGCGCTCGCTGAGCAGGTCGACGATGTGGTTGATCCGCTTCTGGCGGGGCGAGGCGTTGGTCACCCGGCCGGAGTAGGAGGAGATCGCCAGGTCGTACTGGGCGATCAGATCGGGCGTGCTCAGGTCCTTCAGTCGGGCCTTGGGGACCTCACCCTCCACGCCCCAGCCAGCGGCAACCTTCTCGCTCCACGCCTTGCCGTCATCAGAGAGGTTCCAGGAGTGGTGCACCGAGGGCTCGACCTCTCGCGCCTTCTCCAGCAAGCGGGTAGCCACCCCCTGCCGTCGATAAGCCTCCTCGACGTACACGTCGTAGATTTCGCCCTTGGGCTTCTCGTAGGACGTGCCCGAGCGGAGAACCTGATTGCAGAAGCCCAGCCAGCCCAGCATCTGATCGGTGGCAGCGTCGTAGGCGTACACCCAGGTGACACCTGGAGGGTTGACCCCACGGGTCTGGCGCTGGCCCTCGTACACCTCGAACCGCAGGCCCTTGGCCTCGGCACCCGTGCGGGGCATCTCCGGCCAGGCAGCGGCCGAAGCCTTGGACGCGGTGGCGAGCATCCCGGCAGTGGCCTCGTGCGCGGCGACGCCGTCGGTGGAGTCGATCCAGGCGTAGGCGGTGGGGTCGGCCGGGTCCTCGACCAGCAGCGAGTTCTCGAAGAAGGTCAACTCGTAGCAAATCTCGTGGACCAGCACCGAGACGCGCTTGCCGGTCTCGGGGTCGACGCGGGTGATCCGCTGGCCCTTCATGGCCGGGATGTGCTTGCAGAACTCGACCACCGAGCGGGCCTGGTTGCCGCAGAAGGAGCACTCGGACAGGCCGACCGAGGTGCCCATCGAGGTGCGGTCGATCCGACCCTTCAGGATCGCCTGGGCCAGGTTGGGGAAGGTGATGGCGTCGATCTCCATCAGCACCTCGACCCAGGTGTCCTCCGAGCCGTCCGGGGCGACGTCCTCGTGCAGCACGGCGTCGATGATCACGCCACGGGCGCGGCGGTGGTCGGCGTTGTGGTGGTTGACGAAGACCGGCTTGCCGATGAAGGTCCGGTAGGCCTTGGCGATCTCGGCAGCCGGGAAGGTGTCGAAGTTGTCGTTGGTCCGCGAGGAGATCGCGCGCGAGCGGACATACAAGTAACCCGGCCGGGGCTCGTAGATCGGCTTCCAGCGCTTGGCGCTCTTGCGGAACGAGTCACCGGGATCGGCCGGGATCGCGCCCATGCGGGCGGCCAGGACCTCCAGGGTGGCGTACTTGTGCAGCACTCGTGCTCCTCTCCACCTCTTCGGAGGCCACGAGGCGGAGGGCGGCAGGTGTCAGAGCATCGGCGGGATCGAGATGATCTGCTGGCGCAGGGCGCGGGTGGTCAGCGGCCCCGGCTCGCCGTCGACCTTTAGGTCCTCCTCGCCCATCTGGAAGGCCTTGACCTCCATGCGGGTGAGCACCCCGAGCCAGCCGTCCTCGACCAGCAGCCGGTCCTCACGGCGGCCGGAGGAGCGCATGAGCACGTTTAGGTCGCGCTGCACCTCGCGGATGTGCTCGCGGGAGTAGCCGCCGTTGGGCTCGGGGTGCTCGGCCGAGCGGGAGGCGTAGTTGGTCGACCGAGCCGCGTAGACGGTGTCGTAGTGGGGCTCGGCGCGCACAACCCCCTTGGAGGTGAGCCGGAGCCCGTCCTCGGGTCGGCCGACGGTGATCTCCCCGTCCAGCATCACGCGCGACGGGTTGACCAGCAGGAGGTCGACGCGGGCCCAGGCCCCGTGGTGGTAGACGTGCACCTCGTTGTCCAGGTCGACCCAGGTGCCCCTGGTGAGGCTGCCGCCCACCGGCGGGTCGGCCTGATACCAGGTCGTGGTCTCCTCGTCGCCGGTGGCCGGGTAGCAGTGCAGGCAGGTGCACACGTCCTCGGCAGGGGGCTCGCGGTCGCCCAGGACAACCATTCCGGCGGCGTTGCGGCGGCCAGCCTCCCAGGCGGCCCAGCGAGCAGCGGAGTCCTTGTGCGGCTTGGGCGGGGAGGGGGCGTTCAGCACAAAGGCCATGCGGCAGGTCTTGCACCAGCGGGTCCACCAGCGGCGAGCGCCGATTGGGTCGCCGCACCAGTCGCAGATGGTCCGGTCGCGCTTGGTCGGCCCCTGGGGCTCAGGAGCCTCGACCTCGTCAACCAGGCTGTCCCGGAGAAGGTCGCCCAGGATGTTGGCGCTCTTGTCCCAGTCCATCAGACTCGTGCCTCCTTTAGCGCCGTGCGGACCCAGGCGCGCTCGGTCGGGTGCCAGCCCGCCCACTCGTAGGACCAGACACGGGGGTAGATGTCGTCGTCGTCGTCGTCGTCGTCGTGGAAGTCCGCCAGGCCCCGCTGGACCGGCAGCAGCAGCGGGAGGTTCGGGGTGATGGTCGGGGAGAGGTCCATCCGCTCGCCGTCGTAGGCCCCGCCGATCAGCACGGCGGCGGTGACCTGCGGCCACCAGGTGAGCCGGACCTCGTGGGTGAAGTCGCCCCGCTGCTCGCCGACGCGGGCGTGCACGTCACGGGCGTCGGGCTCGCCGGGCAGCCACCACTCGTTGGCCCAGAACCACCGGAACTTGCCCAGCAGCATGTCCAGGAAAGGCTCACGCTCGCGCTCCAGGATGGTGGCGTCGACCCAGGAGTCCAGCCATACGCGCCCGGCACGGTAGGTGATCGAGCGGTCCCACCAGGGCGGGTCGGGCTGCCTCACTCCGGCCGGGGCGTCAGCATGATCTTCAGCACCTCCACCTCCTCTCCGGCCTCGTACCGGCGGATGCCGGTGGTGAACGGCTTGGCCAGCCGGACGGTCACCCAGCGGTCCTGGTCCCTGACGATCTGCCCGACGATCTTGCCACGAGAGGCGTGCTTCCAGGTGTCGGCCGAGTCGGTCACTCGACCCCCTCGACGGCGAGCACGGTCACCGTGCGGGCCTTGGCCCGGCCTCGGGCCTGGAGGGCCACGATCGGGTAGGACTGGGACTGCTGGCGAGCGCCGCCGGGGTTGACCTTGGTGCCGACGACGTAGCCGGTGCGGCCCTTCCAGCGACCGTGCAGCACGCGCACGCGGTTCACTCGATGACCTCCCAGCGCTCGATCTCGACGTCGGCCACCATCCGCTCCGGCCTGGGCTTCTTGCCGTCGATCGTCTCCGGCTTGGTCTTCAGCAGGCCGCTGCCGGTGGGGAACCACTTGACCGTCAGGTTTCGCTCAGCAGCCCACTCCTCGGCGCGCTTGCGGGCACCCTCCTGCGTAGCGCTGACCCCGGCGACGTCGGGCGACCCCTCGTGGTCGTTGAAGTCGGACACCCGCACCAGCCAGACCTGGCTCATCCGTCCAGCCTCTGGATCGACTCGACGACGGTCTCGTACTCCTCGATGGCCACCTTCAGCGTGGCGACCAACTTCAGGGCCTCGGTGGTGAACCCGGCGCGGGTGGCCTTCTTCCAGGCGTCGTAGGCGTGATCCACGTCGCGCTCGGCGTTCTTGCGCTCCTCGATCGCCATCGCGCCCCGGTGCTGGGGGCTGTCGAGGTGGTACCAGCGGTCCCGGTACTGCTTGCCGCGCTCGACCCAGCCGCCGAACTCCGGCTTGGGGCTCAGCCGCTTGCCGTTGCTCAGCACCATGATCCCGCTCGGGGTGATCTTCTCCACGGTCTGGGTGCTGTAGAGCAGCCAGCCGCCGAAGTGGCTGGCCATGTTCACCAGGCGGTCGCCGACCTTGGGCTGGCGCGGGGTCTCGGTCTTGACGGTCATCGGGTCTCCAGGGTGGGGGCGTAGGGGTGGTCGGGGTTGACGGCCGCCAGGGCCTGGCGGCGCTCGGTGTCGTAGAAGAGGTCGGAGTGCTTGTAGCATTCGAAGTCGCAGTACCGGCAGCCGTAGTAGTCGTCGGACTCGCCCTGGCGGTAGGTCACGCCCTTCTTGCCGCAGTCCGGGCAGCGCATCCGCTTGCGGTAGTCGGCCGAGGTGTACCGGCGGGGCTCCTCGCGCAGGGTGATCTTGACCACCCGCGCGTACTGGACCTTCTTCCAGGCGGAGTTGAGGGCGGCCAGCCCGGCCTCGTCCTCCGCCTCCTCCAGGTTGGTCTCCTGGTAGGCCACGGCCTCGGTGAGCGCCCTGTACTCCTCGTCGGTCAGGGTGAGACGGTTGGTCACTGGGACTCCTTCCCGGCGAACCAGCGCCGGACGAACTCGGTGCGGACCTCGGTGCGGCCCCAGCGGGCGTCGTCGCCGCGCTGGAGGTAGCCCTCGGGGTAGACGTAGCGCGACCCGCCCAGGTCGCCGTTGGCGGCCATGATCATGACCTTCAGGGTGTCGCAGCGGTCGCACACCAGATGCGGGCGGTACTCGATGATGCGGCCGCGTGGGCCCTTGGTGGTCTTCACCATCGTGGGCTTCCAGGCGTGGCCCAGGGTGCGGCACAGGAGGTGGGCCTCGTCGGCCTCGCTCAGTCTGCTCATGGTTCTCCTTGGCGGGATCGGTGATGCGCTCTAACGTTACCTGACAGTCGGTCAGTCGGTCCAGGTAGCCACCTCGGTGCGGGCCCGGACGATCACCTCCCCAGCGATCGTGTCCCAGGCCTCCTGGGGGACGTGGCGGCCCAGGTTCCGGAAGATGCCCGGCAGCGCCCGCCGCAGTTCACCCTCGGCCTGCTCCCAGTGCTGTCGCTCGCGCTCGACGCGCTTGGCCTCGGCGTAGACCGGAGCCTTGGTGATGATGCGCAGCGAGGTGTCCGGTCCCAGGGCGGGGGCCCAGGCGCTCGGGGAGAACCCGCAGCAGCCCACGATCAGCCCTCGGCCCAGCACGCGCACCTCGCCCTTGTGGACCGGGTCCGAGCCGTGGTAGCGCGAGCGCGGGCAGCCGATGGAGACGTAGTCCCCGGCCGCCACGGTGGGCGGCGGGACGTCGTCGGCGATCTTCTCCACCCGTAGCGGGCCGGAGCGGACCAGCGCCAACTCCTCGGGGGTCAGCCACTGGTCGCCCAGGTGGATGCCGCCGTCGTAGACCGCGTAGACCTGCCGGATCAGTCCGTCCATGTACAGCGTCCTCTCGTGCCGAAGATGTGGTGCCAGACGGTGTCTGACGGGCCGGGGTCGACCAGTTGGCCCTGGCAGGACGGGCACCAGTAGTGCCCGCCCTCGAAGTCCGGGCCAGGGTCGATCCCGATCTGGCGCGGCTCGGGCGCAGGGGTGAACTTCTGGCCCCGCCAGCGCATCGGGCCCCAGGTGGTGGTCAGGCGCTCCCACGGGAAGAGAGCGCCCCCTGGGTAGTCACGCTCCTTCCAGCCTTCCTCAGTGCGGGTCCAGACGTCGCCGTAGCGGTCCTTGACCTCGGTCACATCGGCGGGCGGCGGGGCGTGCTCGGGGCGGTCGGTGATCTCGTGCATGGGTCAGTCCTCCTGCTGCTCGGGCCAGCGGGTGAGCGGGCCGTGCTGGTCGTTGATCTGCTCCCAGGTGCGTGGATGGGGCGTCCCGAAGAGGTTGGCCAACCCTCGACCAAGACGCCACCCATCGGCCTCGTGGGTCCAGAAGTCCCCTTCGCAGTCGCGGACCATCGAGCCCACGGGAGGCTCAGCGATCTGAGTCCCGACTCCACCCTCCAGGCGGGCGATCACGTTGACCAGGATGGCCTTGGTCCGCTCGTAGTCGAACTTGAAGGAGCCACCTCCAGGGTGGCCGGGGGCCAGTTCCTCACGCCGGAGCAGTTCCTTCAGCCAGGGCAGGTCCTGCTCGTCGAACTCGGCGGTGACCTTCATGACTGCTCCTCGATGATCGTGCGGGTGGTGGTGGCCTGGACGGCCACGTACTCGACGTAGGTCGCCCGGTCCTCGTACTCGGCGACGCGGGCCTCGTCGTCGTTCCGGTCGGCGGCGATGCTCAGGGAGACCTTGGGGTCCCGACCCTCGTGGATCATCAGGGAGCGGCCCGCGATGGGCGAGCCCTCCCCGTGGATCGCCCAGACCTCGCAGCGGGTGGTGGTCTCCAGGTGCTCGTTGCTCATGCCTCTCCTTGGCGGGAAGGGGTGGGGCGCACGCCCCGGCCTTACATACTGATGGTATCACCTACTGGTGATACTCACCAATCGACGGGCTCGTGCTTGACCGTGCCGTAGTCCGGCCAGGGCAGGATGCACTGCCCCTCGGGCACGTCGTCGCGCTGGATGACGATCTCGACGTCCTTGCCGCCCCGCCCCGACCGGTCGTAGATCGCCACCACGTCGGCGGTGCCGCTGCGGAAGGCCTCGGTGTACTGGTGCCCCCGGTTGCGGACCCGGTCGCCGGGGCGGACCGTGCGCCCGCCCATCACCGTGGCCTCCTCGACCTCGACGTAGCCGCGCGACTCCAGGTCGGCCCGCCAGCCCGCGATGGTGTCAGGCATCACCATCGGAGCCCTCCTCGGGAGCCTCCAGCGCGATCAGCCGCACGTCGGCCGGGTCGATCCCGATCTGCCGGGCGTGCACCTCGACCATGGCCTCGATGTCGGCCCGCGCCTTCTGCACGACGTTCTCGGTGTGCTCGGTCAGCGACTTGGCCGCGAACTCGACGTTGGACGGGGCGTTGGCGATGGCGGAGCGGAGCCGGGACATCGCCTCGCGCTTGGCCTTGACCCCGGCCTTGGAGTCCAGCGCCTCCAGCGCGGCGAAGGCTTCCTCGATCTGGGAGAAAGCCTCGTGCGCGGCCTCGCGGGCCTCCTTGGCCGAGATCGCCAGCCGGGGTGCGAACTCCAGGCCGGGCACGTTGGGGTCGGACTCGGTCCGGCGCAGCGTGCAGGGCACGCCCTGGGTGTTCATCGAGGAGACGAACGACGCCCACTGGGCCTCGGACATGTCGACCTCGATCAGCGTGCCCCTGGGGTGCAGCCAGTCGCGCTTCAGGTCGCGCTTGCGGTCCATCCGGCCGATCTCGACCCGGATGACGGTGCGGTGGGCGATCTCGGAGTCGAAGAGGGTCTGGGCCGGGGTGACGCTTATCCGGGAGGCGGAGATGAAGCCCCAGGCGGGGTGCTCCTCGCCCCACTCGGTCTCGGTCGGCGGGACAGGCTCGTGAAAGCGGGTCATGGGTGCTCCTTGGGTGTGACGGGGTCGGTTACTTGTATCTGGGTCAGATGGTGCTCTTGGCGATGACCCGGAAGGCGTGGCCGTCGTCGTGGCTCCAGTCGGTGACGATCGTCAGCCCGTGACGGACCTCCAGGTCTGCACGCATGGCCGCGATCTCCTCCTCGGTGAAGGACCACAGACGACCGCCGATCGGCGGGGTGACCCGGTAGGGCGCGGTCGCCATGACGTTGATCCGGTTGCCCTTGCTCTCGAAGAGCACACCCCGAGGCAGCGGGTCATCCACGCCGTGGCGGGGGTGGCCATGGTGGTCGCCGTACTCGGTCCCCTCTCGGACCATCGTGGCGATGCGCTCGAAGGCGGCCAGGTGCTCGGGGGTGGGGTAGGTGGGGCGCTGGGCCAGCAGCAGGGCCTCGTAGCGGTCCTTGCGCTCGCGGTGCTGCGCGTCCCACTCCCGGCGACGCTCGCTCTCCTGCCGCTCCAGGTGGTTGATCTGCTCGCGCAGGGCGGTGGTCTCCTCGGTGTCGAAGACGCTGGGGCTGTGGATCATCAGATGGCCTCCTTCAGGGCGTGGGCGACGGCGGCGCGGGCCTGCTCCTGGTAGGCCTTGCGCTCCTTGCTGGCGGCGGCGGGAGGGGGTCCGACGGACCGCAGCGCGTCCACCACGGCCATCCGGGCCGAGGCGGGCGTCATGGTGTAGCCCAGGACGTCCAGGACGTCGCAGGCACCGTCGAGGCGCTTGCCAGCAGCGTTGGCGGCGGGGCCGAGCACGCGCATCTCCAGGCCGAAGGCCACGGGGATGCCGATGGTGATGAGGCGGTCGATCAAGGCCTCGGTGGGCTGGGGGCGGGTGGTGGACGTCTTGTTTCTCCTTGGCGGGGAGCGGGGGGGGGGTTTGGCGCGGGGGACTTACCGCCGGGTCAACACAAAAGTGGGAAGAGGTTGGGGGCGGACAACAGGGAGGATACAGGTGTCTGAGTGACAATTAA